TTCTAGATTGTTCCTGGATGCAAACACACGGACACTCACATCGGGCACTTCACTGTCTTTGTCAAATGTTTGAACAGCATAGCCGTAGACTTTCATTCTAGGTTTGAGTTGGGGAGCATACGGACCCCGGCTACACATATGAGCCACATCAAAGTCTGGATAAGTGTCGCCACAATGCGGGCAAGCGATCAGTTTCATTCTGCATCTCCAGTTATCATTTTACCTTCTTTAATGGATCGCATGAGGTTTCTATTGCGTTGCTTTTGTTCAGCCTTATCACGCTTTGCTTCATCGCTAAGATGTAACATCAAATCGTATTCACGAGCCCAACGTACTCCGGCCAGCCAATCTTCAAGTCTCTCCAAACTGCCAACAAACAGTTCAGCATCACGACTATAAATCGGCAAGCTGTCAACATCCTTTGGCACAAGACCTAGAGCACCGTGTGCGTCTGTCCACTCACTATGCTTGCTCTTGGCAAACTTGAAACCAAGTTTATCTATTTGAGCTTCGATGTTTCGAAGCCGTTGTATTGTATTCCATCCGCTCATAGTAGGCTTTCTATGTTGATAATAGTGTTATTATAACGCTGTTAGACTTTCTTGTCAACAGCTTTGGCGCCATTTACTTCAGCAATTTCCTCAGCAGTTGCATATCGAACGTGCGGATTTAGATTCCAACTATCCGAACTAAAAATACGTACAGGTTTCCAATATTTGTGTAGTAAATTATTAACAACAATTATTGCCGCAATCACTACAAGAAATCCCAATGCTGTCAAAATGCTTCCAGCCAAAAATACTGCCGCTTGATCCATATCCATATTAATCCCTATCTATAGGCATACAATGAGTGGCCCATAGTCCTTGTTGAACATACATGTCTTTACTCTTGTCTAGCACCATTACAATGCCTGCCAAACAGTGTTTTGGTATCGGCTCAGTAGTTACTGCAACATATATCTGTGTGGCAATCATCAAGCCCAACGCAGACATCAATATTCTATATACCCATTTATTCATGCTAACTCCTTTGTGTGTTTACAACTGCCTCTAAATGTATAACCTGGACAGGTACAGGTGTTTGTATCAGTGTCTACTTCATAGACTGCACCCTTACTGCCCTCAACTCGAACGATTGAGCTTTTAATTTCAAACGTCTTAAACGGATTCGATGCCAGCGTGTCAAACTTACGACCACGCTTGTCAAAACCTTTGATTGGATTCTTAAAATAAAACGGAGCAGACTCACCTTGTTTGATGTAGGCAATCAAATTGTTCCCGTCCAAAAGATATGTGTGATTGGGTGCTTTGGCATTACCCCAATCGGTCGTTTCCTTAACAGCTATCACCAGCGTTCTCCTCTAGCATAACGAATTTGAGCATCAAATCTTTGGGCGGGAATCTGTTCCCATTTCTCTCCGCATTTGAAACAGGGATCGTAATCCATATAGCCACTGCGTGTGGTCTTACCTAGCCATTCTGTGTTGGCACAGCCAGATAACAAAAGTACCGCTATAATTAATATTGGACGCATTGTAGGTAGCTTTAAGTTGTTGTCGATGTTAGTATTATACAGTCTAAGCGGCGTTTTGTCAACCGTATCCAATCCAAAAATAAATACAGTTGTAGTCAACTTATCCAAGGAGAAGATCATGACCCTACGTAGCGTATCCATTAATTTGGAATTAGGGCAGGAGATTGTAGTCGGACCGCATGACGATCTGGCTAAAATTACCAAAATTGAGTTTCACGAGAAGAGTGGAGAATATGTGATTAACACAACCAAAGGCCCTAGAAAGGCTCTGACATTCAAGTTAGGACCCGAATATGCCGAAGACAACATTAACCCCGCGGATAAATATAGATAGTATGAAAATAAAAGACCTAATAGAAAACTTCGAACTAGACGAAAAAGCATCTCGAAAGCTATGCGTCAGCACCAAAAGCGACAGCGAACTAGGTGCATCAAACCTGTCATCTTGCAAGAGTCAAGGACTACGTGCCCGCGATGGTAATAAAAGCCATAAGCTAGGCAAAGGCCCTACTAGTCGAACTAAAGTCGGCGGCAAGAAAATCAAGGGCAAACGCTACGGCGGTCCTTTGCCTGATTGGAGTTAACATGATCGGTACACTTCTCGTTGCACCTCCTGCACAAGAAGATGAATTTTGGGGAAAGACAGTAATCTTTTTGTACGAACAGAACCCAAATTCAATCGTAGGACTTGTGCTAAACAAACCTTCAGATCGCGCTCTCAGTGAGCTTGCTAGTCATCACGACCTAGAGTTTCTTGGTCCAGATGTCTTGTTTACAGGTGGGCCAGTTAATCCGGCCGCACTCGTTATGCTACACACTGATGATTGGGCATGTGGCAACACTATGCAAATTGGCAATGGGTATCGAGTCAGTTCAGATCGCACTATGCTCAATAGAATATGTGCTGGCGATCGACCTAGACGTTGGCGCTTATACTTAGGCATGAGTGTTTGGACACCTGCACAGCTCGAAGGAGAGATCTCCGGAACAGCACCCTGGAATAAAAAACATTCTTGGCTAACCGCAGACACCGCAGACGAATCCATTGTATTTGGCAAGGATCCAGAAACAATTTGGAAGCGTTCAATAGACTCAGCCGCGGCTAGTATGGTCCAAAACTACTTCACAATATCCTAAAAATCACTTGACTGTTACAGGGTTTGAGTGTATACTACGTAAATATAGTATAACTTAACTTGAGTTTTAACATGGCAGATACTTTACTATTAAATTCCGATGCACAGCCCGTTTCATGGTTACCTTTGAGTACCTTGACCTGGCAAGATGCAATCAAATACATGGTGCTCGACAAGGCTCGAGTACTGGAATGGCACGACAATTGGATTGTTCACTCAGCCAATTGGGAAACACCAGTACCTAGTATTATGATGCTGACTGACTACATGAAGCCAAAGACTTCAATTCGTTTCTCTAAGAGCAACGTGTTCCTTCGTGACGGTTATGTTTGCCAATACTGCGGCGACAACTTAGAAAAGAAGCATTGCACACTTGACCATGTGCTACCAGTTAGCCACGGCGGTAAGAGCACTTTTGAAAACACTACCACAGCCTGCGGACCTTGTAATGCAGGCAAGGGTGCAAACAAAAAGATCAAGCCTAAGTCAAAGCCGCACAAGCCAGAATACTGGGAACTAGTCAACAAGCGTAAGCACATGCCTTTCCAAATTCGACACGAAGCATGGGCGCCATACATTAAATAGTGTATGAAAAAACTCTTTTGGAAATGTTTAGGCTTTCTAAGCCTTGGGATGGCGTATATCGGGTTAATCACACCCGGTATACCCTACAGTATATTTGTAGTCTTCGCAGCCTATTGCTTTGCCAAGGGTAGTCCTAAGATGCATGCCTGGCTGTACAATCACAAACTATTTGGACCGTTCCTAACTAACTGGAATACCAAACGTGTGTTCCCTACCAAGATGAAATACTTTATGTTAGCTATGATGTCTAGCAGTTTGTTGATCATGTACTTAACAGGTGTTAAACCTATTGGTATTTTAAGCACAGCAGTCTTTATGGCTATTGTAGCAGTATGGGCTTGGCGCTGGCCCGGTAGCGTAGAAGTATATGAGAAAAGAATAGCCGACGGTAAGAAGGTCGGCTGGTTCAATAACAGTTTTTAAAACAGAGTTTTAAGAGCTTCGATTAGATCTTCAATCATTCCATCATCATGTAACGGAGTAGGTGCAAAGCGCAACCGCTCCGTTCCCACATCTACTGTGGGATAGTTGATTGGCTGTACATAGATGTTAAACTCAGTTAATAGCGTATCACTCATTGCTTTACAGCGTACAGCATCTCCTACTAGTACAGGAACAATATGAGTAGTGCTACATTGCATTACAGGCAACCCAGCCTTGTCCAATCGATACTTTAGTTTACGAGCACGGTCTTGATGTTCTTCACGTAGCTCATTATGGTCTTTAAGATACTTAACAGCGGCCAATGCGCCTGCACAAGTAACTGGCGACATCGATGTAGTAAAGATAAAGCCTGCGGCAATACTACGAATAGCATCCACAACATCCACATCAGCGGCAATGTACCCGCCTTGCACTCCAAAGGCTTTTCCCAGTGTACCGTTAACTATGTCAACTCGATGCTGTAGGCCCAACTGCTCTAGTTTACCACCACCGTGATCTCCATATAGTCCAACAGCATGTACTTCGTCAATGTAGGTCATTGCTTCGTACTTGTCTGCTAGGTCACATATCTCTTTGATTAGGCCTACGTCGCCATCCATGCTATAAACTGATTCAAAAACAATACAAGGAATGTTACCAGCGGCTCTACTAGCCTGTAACAGTTCTTCTAGCATTTCCATATCGTTGTGACGGAATACGCTTTTCTTGGCACGACTATGGCTAATACCTACAATAATACTATTGTGATTGTTACTGTCACTGATGTATTCAATGTTTGGAATAATCTTAGACAGCGCAATCAACGTCCATTCGTTAGCAACATACGCACTTGAAAATAATAGTGCAGATGCTTTGTTATGTAATTTCGCTAGTTCCATTTCAAGAGCCACATGATAATGACTAGTTCCGGCAATGTTTCGAGTGCCGCCTGACCCTGCGCCGGTCATATCTAGGGCAGTATGCATGGCATCGAGCACAACCTTATGTTGTCCCATGCCTAGATAGTCGTTGCTACACCAATTGGTGATTGTTTTAATATTATAAGGCCCGTACCAGATGGCCTGTGGAAACTTGCCGTTCTCTCTAAGTATGTCGTTGAACACTCGATACTTGCCAGAGTCTTTTAGTCCTGATAAAATTTCAGTGAATGGTTGTTTATTAATCATAGTAGTTTATTTACATAAATATTCGCCTAATCAAAAGATTTGACAAACTGACAAAATTACTGTAGACTTACACAATTAGGATAATAACATGATTGGAATAATCGGATATGGCATGGTAGGTAAGGCCGTAGAATATGGGTTCTCTAAAACACCCTGTATCATTTCAGACCCACAGTATAATACAGTGTCAGTTAAAGAAGTTGTGGCCGCAAACCCAGACGCTATATTTGTCTGTGTGCCTACTCCAACAGACGATACAAACTATGCTATACTTAAACGTGTTCTTGCAGATATTAAGAATGAACAATATTCAGGCATAACAGTTGTCAAAAGTACAATACTTCCTCAATACCTTGAAGTATTTGATGTTGTTTACAATCCAGAGTTTCTTTCTAGGGCCACTAGCCTAGAAGACTTTGTCAAACCACCAATGGTTTTAATAGGCGGTAAACGTGCTAACGAGCTCGTTAATGTTTACAAACGGTATTCTACCGTTGATTTAAACAAGGTTTTCATTACTGATATTGCTACGGCAAGTATGGTTAAATACACTATGAACAGCTTTTATGCTTTAAAGGTTACATTTATGAATCAGATGTTTGATGTTGCTCAAGAAGTAGGTGTTGAATGGGATACAGTAGCAAAGATATTGTCAGAACATCCGTGGATGGGCTCACATCATTTCCAAGTTCCAGGACCCGACGGCCAAAGAGGATTTGGCGGCCCTTGCTTGCCAAAAGATATCAAAGCGTTAGCTAGTACATACGAGCTACCACTATTAAACACAGTGATAGAATTGAATAACAAATATAGAAACATTAAGGAAAGATAATGGTAATTGACTTAAACGTAACCAGTACCTGCAATCTAGCATGTACCTATTGCTCAGAAGGATTTGAATGCGGGCTTTCAACAGCCTACGAAGAAAATACTTCTGTGACCTTAGAGAACATTGAAGAGTTTATGGGCAAGTTTAAAGACCCAAAGAGAGATATTTACTTTTGGGGCGGCGAGCCGTTTGTAAATTGGGAATTCTGCCGTGGCGTGATGGAAAAGTACATTGACAATCCTAACTACAACTTTTTCTTTTATACCAATGGTGTGTATCTAAAGAAATATATGAAAGAGCTAGTGCGCTTTCATCAAGCAATGCCAGGTAGGCTGAAGATACAGGTTAGCTATGACGGCAAGCCAGTAAACGATATCACACGTATAGATAAGACAGGTAACCCAAGTTCAAGTTTAGTTAAATCAAACTACCTTGCGGCAAAACAAGCAGGCCTAGCTGTTAAAATGAAATCAGTATTAACTGCTGAACACTTCCACTTAATCTACGAAGCGTTCCTTGATGTGTTACAGTTTGATGAGAACTATTTTCCAACACCGGACATGTATAGTCATTTAACTGAAGAAGAGTTTATGCCTAGACTAGCAGTACTTAATGAAGGACTTGCTAAGATTGCCAAATACATTTATCTAAACAAACTACCTCCAGAAAAGTTTGGTTGGTTCACTCAAAGCCGTGCCCTATGTGCATCTGGTATTAACTATGTATCGGTTGACCTTAACGGCGACATTAGTCCATGCCACGGTTGTATGTACAAAGAAAGTCATGCACACGTTATGGGCAATATTCTTAAGGCACCAGACATCGATGCACTCATTGCAGAAAAGACAGCAATGTACAAAGACGCACTAAAGAATCAACCACTTGACTGCATGAGTTGCGATGCACAATTCTGTATGAAGTGTAATGCGGCCACATACGAAAAGTCAGAGAAAGATACTTACTTGGAAAAGTGGAGTGACCATACTGCCAATTGGCAAGTATGTAAAGTCTTTAAGTCAAACGAGATTGTACACCATGCTCTACGTACTGCTCTAAAGACATACAAGAAACCAACTATCGTTATTAAAGCGGAGCAATGTACAGTCTAATATGTTTACACTAGAGATATCAGTAACTGAAAAATGTAACCTTGGGTGCCCATATTGTTACGTGGCCAACCGTCCTACATGGATGGAACCTGAGACGTTTGATAATGCTATGCCAGAGCTGTATAATCTAATGAAGCGCAGTAATGACAGCGAGTTTCATGTCAGCTTCTTTGGTGGTGAGCCATTGCTCAATTGGGATCTAATTACCTATGCTGTGCCTAAGCTAACAGCCGATCCAAGATGCAAAGGCATTAACATTATTACTAACCTAACAATGATTGATGCAGACAAAGCCAAGTATCTAAAAGAACACGGAGTAGGAGTCAGCTGGTCGTTTGACGGCATGAGTTCTAATACTACTCGTCCTTTACTGCCATTGTTAGAAAACACTAATCCAGAGACTGGAGAGTTGTTTGATGGCATCCTTGACATGTATAACCACAAGAAGGACATCATTACAGATCTAACCAACGGCTGTAAGGTAATGATATGGCCTGGGAATACCAAAGACATGACTGAGAACTTCGAGTTCTTGTTAAGTTGGGGCATTGAACATCCTGACTTTTCTATTGTGCGTGATGATGTATGGACAGAAGATGACCTACATGATTTTCGTAGAGAACTTATCAGATTAACTGACTGCTATATTGCCAAACTAAAAGCAGGCATACCTTGTTCAGTTGGCTTCCTACGTTTGTCTATCCTAGACATCTTATACGGTCTAGTTAAAGGTAAGAGACCATTTGGTTGCTTTGCTGGTACTCATGGCGGAGTATTAATGAGTAGTGGTGAGTTCTATCCGTGTGCTCGCTTTGCTAGTAAAAAGATTATGAAGATGGACAGTGAATATGACTTCAACTATTATCAAGACATTTTCAATCCACAAAACTTTAATAAGTGCGAGCCTTGCCAATTAAAACAAGTTTGTAATGCAGGCTGTACATACAGTCAAGTTACCAACGGCAACAAACCCCTAGACAGCATCTGCGAAATCTTTCACATCACTAACGAACAGGCCATGCGTGTTGTAGAAGAATGTAAAGATGTTCCAGTATTTCAAGATCTAATTCTACACTACTTACAAAACGTGGGTGTAGAAAATGAAGGTGTGGAGTGTAGAAACTAATGAAAAGCATTTTAAAGATTCCAGTTAAAGTTGAGATGGCTCCAGTAGAGCACGTTTCAGATCGTGTGTTGTCTGTAGATGAATTGTCACTGCAAATTGAAGAAGCCCGTAAAGGCAAAGCAAAAGTAGACAGCCAATACGTTGGCTATGACGATCTTAATCGCGGACACTTATACGACTATAAATTTGACTATGGACAATTCTTATCTAGTATGAGTCACATTATTAAAGAAGCCAAAAGTCGTCCACAAGAAAATAGATATAAAAACTCGCATGAGATGATTATTCAATGATACCAATTGTTAGTGATTTTTTTGTAGGAGATAAGACAGACAAACCTGCCCCTGTAGGTTCGGCTGTTAACGTTCTATACTTTACTAATAAATGCAATCTAGCCTGCACGTATTGTTACGAAGACTTACCAGGCCGACCGCCACAGATACTAACCAAAGAAGATATTGTCAACCATGTAGATGCAATACTTGCTAGAGAAGATCCTAAAAGCCAAACACTAATTGTATTGTTTGGCGGCGAACCTACGCTAGAATGGGAGAACGTCTGCTTTGCTATGGACTATGCCTTTAGTAAGAAACGTAATGTACATTTTAACATGACAACCAACGGTATCAAATACCTAAGTCAAAACTTTATTGATGAAACAATGAACAACTTCTTTTATAAAAAGGGACTGTTATCAATAGATGTTAGCTTTGACGGAATTGGCAACAAGGATCGGGTATATCATAATGGTATGGACAGTACTAGAAGTATGATTGAAGTCTTTACTAATCTAGTAAAAAACAAGTTTAGATATCGTATGCGTTATACCATACATAAGTTTAATATCAACCATGTGTATAAAGACATGACCAAATTGATAAAAACTTTTAATCCAGAGCGCATGATCACTAGTGTGGCCTGGGATACACTAACCCCAAAGGACATCGAAAAGCTAACCGAGATTAAAAATCAGCTTAGAAATGACTGGATAAATAAAGCAGTATCTGTACCTGTATGCGAATTGTTTTGCGACATGTGCAATGGTTGTGGTGAACGCAAAGAATTGAAGACATATTTTACTAACGAGGGTAATGTAACGACCTACGGTAACTACGAAAACTCTCCAAAATTTCATGATTTTAAGGACAAAGAAATAAAATGACTCAGATGACAATAAACGAAAAATTAGAAAAAATCCTAGAGATTATCAACCTTATGGAAGTTGAAGATGAACCAGGAGTTTCTACAATTATGCTAGATGGATTTATTCTATCTATGAACATTATCAAAGAAATGTCTGAAAGAACTGAACCAGTTGAAACTGTTGATATTTCTAAACAAATAGAAATGGTCACTTCTATTTTAGGTATATCGTTAACTGATTTAGTCATGCAGATTATCAAAGATATGAATGAAAATCAAGAAATGCCAGACAAGGAGGTTGATAAGAACACACTAGATTTTATTACATCAACTGCTGATCTTGACGACTATGACAAATTTCTAGCACAGAATAAAGCTAAAGAAGATTTAGACTTTTTATCAAAAGCAATTTAAGGAGACGGAGCGATGGCGTTACCAAATATAACATCGGGATTAGTAAAAGACATCTACGGTACTGACGCCAGCGATTCAGTATCTCATGGACTTACACAAGTCAATAACACAAATAAGATGTCTGGCGGAATATTTTACAATATAGCACAAAAAGCTATTTCAGAAAGAACACGTCGCGGTGGTTCGGCAATTGCTATTCCTTCTAATTATTATACTGGTAGATTATTTGCAAGCAAAATTCAAGAAATTAAAACTAATGTAGAAATTGCAGGACCCGCAACTAGTCAAGCATACAATACCAATTATGGAGGTGGCGCTAATAGTGGCAATCCTCCAGCAATAACTACTTACGGTCAAGTAGCAGTTCCTAGCGGCTCAGGAAACTTTATAGCCGGCCAAAGAATAACTAGTGCTATTGTCAATGCACTAATTACAGAAATTAATACTGCTGGTGCTGTATGTACCTGTAACTGCAACTACTGCACCTGTAATTGCAACTACTGCACCTGTAACTGCAATTACTCATGTACCTGTAACTGCAACTATAGCGATGAACAACTTAAAAGTCAAGTGGAGTACATGTAAATGGCATTACCAACTTTTTCGGGACTGACTAAAAGTATATACGGAACTAATGCCACTAATGCCGTAACTCATAACCTGGCCGGCGTGTTATCTACTGACGTAATGCGAGAAAACAAATTAGTTGATATAGCAAATAAAGCCATTGCAGAAAGAAGTCGCCGCGGCGGCTCAGCAATTCAACTTCCGGCAAGTTATTTTAGTGGAAAAATATTAGGGGCTAGGGTTCAAGAGATTATTACAACAGTTCAGCAGGCCGGCCCAGCGGCCAGTCAAGCATATAACGGAGCTAATCAGAATATCAATAGTTCTAACGGAGTAGTACAAACAGGTTCAACTCCGATCCTTGACGGTTACGGAAATGTAGTTGGTTCAACCCCAACATACGCCGCAGTACCTACTCCAGAAGTAATAACCTATCCACAATCACCGGCGCCGTCAGTTGGAACATCGTTCAGTAAAGACCAACGGATAAGTTCTGTAGATATTAATACACTAATTAGTGCTATTAATTCTGCCGGCGCTGTATGCACCTGTAATTGCAACTACTGCACCTGTAATTGCAACTACTGCACCTGTAACTGCAATTATGCATGTACCTGTAATTGTAATTATGGTAGTGATATAAGATTAAAAGAAAATATCAAATTTATTAAAGTTGAAAATAATTTAAATGTTTATTCTTGGAACTATATCAAAGATAAATCGACTCGCTATCGTGGAGTAATGGCTCAAGAACTACAAGGCACCAAATACGAATGTGCTCTAGGTAAAGACCTAGACGGATACTATTTTGTTAACTACTCAAAATTACCAATTAATTTTGAGGTGGAGTAGTTATAAATGGCAAGTTTAGTTGCAAACGTTTACGGAACCAACGCATCAAATGCTCTAGGGTACATCGGCGGCTACGTTGGAACTAGCACTACTATTAGTGGCTCAGCCATGGCTGGCATTTTTCAGGCTGCAATCAATGAAAGAGTTCGAAGAGGCCAATCTAATATCGTTATACCTGCCGGCTATTACTCGGGAACAGTTTCAGCGGCCCGCCTAGACACTATTATTACTGCTGTAAGCGTTGCAGGACCAGCGGCAACAACAGCACAAAATGGAGCTAACCAGAATATCAATAGTCCTAACGGGCAAGTAGTAGTTGGCTATACTCCAGAACTTGATCCTTACGGAAACCCGACTGGCAACCAGATACCAGTATATGGTCCAGTCCCACAACCGGAAACTATAACCTATCCACAGGTGCCCGCAGTTAGCAATGCAACATCATTTGCCGCATTAGTTGGATCAAAGATTAGAGCTGTTCATATAAATTCCTTAGTAAATCAAATTAATGACTCTAGGATCGCCTGCACCTGTAACTGCAACTATTGCACATGTAACTGCAACTACTGCACCTGTAACTGCAATTACTCATGTACCTGTAATTGCAACTATAGCGATGAACAAGTTAAAACTGAAATTGAGTATATGTAATGAGTTTAGAGAAAATAAAACAGCTAAGACCTGCAGAGCATATATATACTGACAACACTAAAGGTGATACAGTAAGAAAAACTATGAGCTGTATGGCACAGAATATAAATGAAATTTGGCCAATAGAAAAATACACTATTTTAGAAAAAGATCGAGACGGATACTTTATTGTAGCTAATCCGCATCAGTTAATTTTTCCATTGATCAAAGCAGTACAAGAATTATCTGACGAAATTGAAAGGTTAAAAAATGAAAGAAATCACTAATTATGAAGAAGTAGAAGGAATTGATGCTAGTACCTATGCAGGTAAAGCCGCGAAAGCAGTCAAAACCAAAGTACGCGGTATTATGGGAGATAATTTATTATCGTTTACATTAGTTGACTTTGTTTCTTTTATGTTATTAAACAATGAATTTATCAGTAAAGGAATTATCATTACTGATAGTAACAAAGAAGAGTGTTATATTAAAATTATTGAAACAGGCGATGAGAATTTAATTAACAATCTTGAAAAATATCTTACATTAAAAGATAATATTAAAGAAATTGAGAAGAATAAAAATGAATATTCTTCTGTAATAAATCAACTTCAAATGTTAACTGATTATAATGATGATAATGCAGTCAACGCCGTTATACAAGACTATTTAAGGAGATAACTATGTTAGTAATTTTAAGTGGTGTAGAAACTATACACAAAAAGTTTTTTGCAAGAAAGATAATTGCTGCCTTAAATAGGTTTGTAGTCGATGGACATACTGTTGATTTTTCCATTGAGCCATTTAGAGTAACAGACCCTACGGGAAAAGTAGTATATTCCCCGGCTATCGGTGATCAACCGCATACTAACGAGTTATTGATCGATTTAGATAACGACGGAGTAATTGATCTAGAAGGTAATGCAATATTTGACAAAATTCTAGAACTAAACGATAACTTGTTTTTAACAGGTGGTCGAAATAATCATTTTAGCAATTTCTTTATTGATCTCGCACACGATTTTGGTATCACAGACACGGTTGACTACGGAAACAGTTCACCAAAAATTCCATTGTTACATCCTCACTCATATGCTGATGTATTAGCAAACTATGCAAATAGACTGGGAGACGTACATGTTATTACTGGTATATTTTCTAAAGCATTTATTAACAGTGTAAGAACTGATATTGGGGCTGAGAATGTTACGGTGATAAACATTATCCGCAATCCGTCTACTTGCATTTTATTAAATCGTAAAGACGATGCATACTATGCAAATCCTGAAAAAAATAGAACTCCTGAATTAGATGCTAGAAAATTAGTTTACTCAATTGCCAACGCCGCCGTATTAGCTAAATTTGATGATATTACTACTATTAGATTTGAAGACATTATTACAGCTGGTAAATTTACAGTTAATGGTGTTGAAGTTACAGTGCCAGCAGGGTACGATAATTTTAATAGTGTGCTGACACAATGGGAACATGAAAACTTAATACCTTTAGAAATTATATCAGCAGAAACATTAGATGCAATTAATATAGAATTACAACATTATGCGTCTGGTCAAAGCCCTAACATAACCGAAGAGATTACGACTTATATTAATTCGTTAAGATCTACGCCAGCAACAATATCTGAAATTAAAGCTGTCATATCCGCAAACATGCCAGAAAATTTGTTTACTGAACTAGGATACGAGCCGTTAACGTATGACGACATTGTCGACTAATAATCATGTTAATTATCCTAAGCGGGTCGGAGACTATTAAAAAAGCCACCATCGCTTGGACTATTACACAGCATTTAAACTCGATCAAACACACTGACAATAATTACCAAGAACTATTAGATAATAATACTAATAATCAATTAAAAATGCAGTTCCGTGCCATCTGGACTGACTTTGGTGTTAAAACAGATACAGTATTTCCAGAAGGTGGTGACTACACGGCCTTTCTATCTCAGTACCATAATCGACCATATCCAATATTAGTCATTAGCGGAAGTTTTTCTAAAACATTTGTCAATATGGTTACTAGTGATATTGACAGCGTATGCGCGATCAATATAACTCGCAATCCGTCAGCAATATATACTATTGATTCTATTACTCAAGACTCGGCACCCTATAATACAACAGCCGGCGTCAAACTGCTAAAACAACGTAATGAGTCGTCTCTTATACAATCCGTCATATTAAAACAGATGCCAACTGTTCAAACAGTTAAATTTGAAAATATTTTAGAAACTAAAATGATTCAAATTGGCAATCAATCTATTGATTTGTCATGCTATAGAAGTTATAATAATATATTAACTCAAGATGAATATCATAATCTAATGCCCATGTGTAGTCTAAGTCCGCTAGATGTAGATCAATTCAACTGTCTAGCAGATAATTTTAAAAAAATATTGCCAAATAATCGATTAGACATTCCTCAAGAAATTGCAGAACAGTTGCCTTCTAGTTTGTTTGATGAATTAGATTACCAACCGTTATCTCTACAGGAAATCACATGTCCAACATTGTAAATTTAAAATCCTATGATCTCGTACTAACAACTTCATTTGAATTTAAATTTGGAGTGTGTGGCCACATGTTTGAAATGATTGACTACTATTATGCAGTTAAAGAATATACTAAATTAAAACCCTGCATATTATTATCGGACGGTACAACTAAACAAGAATTTATTAATGCAATTAACCAAAAATACGATAATTTAACTGTAGATGATATAATAGAGCATCATGCTCCTAAGGTTATAATTGCTAAGAATCTTTTAGTTGTTGACGGCAGTCCTAGATTAAAGAATGCAGATTTACTTGTTGAAAACATATTTCTATTTCGTTGTTCTGAGTCTGATTTTTCATACTATACTAAAACAAAATCAAATATATTTTTGTTACAGGACTTTGAAATCTACGGAGATTGTGTACCTGATTTAATGTTAGTAAACTATAAAAAGAAAATACTATTTTCTAAGTATAAACCATTGCTCGAAGTTTCAGAGATTGCGGCAATGTTTTATCTTACTGACCTTTGTAGAGAAATTCCTCAAATAGAACTAGAATCTTTAATAAAAAAACACGGATTTGAAAAAAACATTGTTCTAACTAATAATACTAACTTGTATTCGTTAGATAATGTGCATCTAGTACCGATTGATAATATGTGGAACAAATTTAGTACATACATATACACTAGAACTCCTGGACACTTCGATTGCTCCAGTCGGTTCATATTAGAATGTGAGCATTACGGCAAAGATGTAATATATGATATAGATTATTATGATTGTGCTCTTGAGGTAAGAAAAAAAGACGGACTAATAGGCACGACCTTATTACCTAACGATGAATTTTTAAAGTTATTAAATGAACAAATTAAGTGTTAATCAACTTGAGATAGATTATGATCGTCCTATTAATTCTAGGGCAAAACTAGACACGGGTAAACTTTGTAACTATTCTTGTGACTTTTGTTATTATAAAAATCATCTTACTGAACGCGATACTCTTAAACAAATAACTGATAGAGTCGATTATCTTTTAGCATATGGCATTGAAGAAATTGACCTGTCTGGCGGTGAAAGCTCAGTAGAACCTAATTGGTTTAAAATACTTGAGTATTGTCAGGATAAATTTAAACGCATCAGTTGTCTAAGTCACGGCGGAAAGTTTAGTAACATTGAGTTTGCCAAGCGATCTTACAATCTCGGGCTAAGAGAAATACTGTTTAGTCTGCATGCCACTACCGCAGACGTACACGACACAATTGTAGGTAAGAAAGGTGCATTTGATAACATACTACGAGCAATTGCTAACGCACATCAATTGGGCATTGAGGTACGATTAAACACTACCATTTGTGAATTAAACTACAATAATATTGACACTCAAGTAATGCTAGATCTTAAGCCCACACAGGTAAATTTTATTGCATTGAATTATTGGCAAGACAATGCTAACGGTAACATAATTGATTATGCCCTAGTGTGCGACTATGTCAAACGGTATATAGATAAATTACAAAACCTAATTGAAGTAAATGCTCGATACTTTCCTCCGTGTTATATGGAAGGATATGTTGATCATGTAAAAGGACACTATCAACACATTTATGATTTAAAAGATTGGAACAAAGCAGTTTACAGTGGTAATCTAGATACTAGTAAACTCTACAGTCAAAAAGAAAAAGTTGAACAATGCCTAGTAGAAGCAGAGCGTATTAGACTGCAAAGTTATTTTAAAACAGTCAAATGTACAGGATGCAAATACTTTTTTGTCTGCGACGGAATTGAAAACGAATTAAAAGGCCACGTCGAACCCAGACCCGTTAATGGAGATAAGATAAAGTGCATTTAAGTATTTTAATCCTTACTCATAATCGACCTAAGCTGTTTACTCGTTGTTTAGAAAGTGTTCTTGCACAGATTACTCCCGGAGTTGAAGTATTAGTTAATAATGATAGTTGCGATATTGAAGAAATTAAACATCCGCAGGTAAAATACTTCTACTATGCATCAGGTAGTCTATGTGAAAAGTATAAATTTTTATTAGAAATTGCTCAGGGCGAATATGTTTATTATTTGGAAGATGATGACTATCTGCATAAAGACTTTCTAACTATTAGATTAGACGCTGACTTAATAGTAGGGAATTATTGCCCTACATATGAAACATCAAATATGTTAACTTTTATGACATTGTACAAAAATAGTCAGTTAACATCGGACGAGTTTTTAGATAGATTAAACACCGAGCATCTGCAACTATCACAGCACATATATAAACGTGATTGTATAATTGATTTTGAGTTTCCCATGGACAGTAACATACACAACGATATCAAACTAACAGTCCATGCCGCACTTCAAGCCAAGTCGATCAAAACCCTAAACAAGGTATTCTATTATCAGACAATAGATGGTGGAGACAACATTTCTTTTTCACAGGCTAATTCCCTAGTAAATACAACATATCATTGTTTAGAAGGAAACGCCGTTGATAAACCCAATTCTTAGTTGTGGAAGACCAGTAGAACGCCTCTTTATTGACTGGCCATTAACTAACTGGTGCAATTTTAAATGCTCGTACTGTCCAGTTCTGAGATCATTGTCTAACGACTTTTCAAAACCCGATCATACTGCTAATCACCAAATAACATTAGCCCGACTGAATAACATTAAGATGCCATTTAATATCTGCATTACCGGAGGTGAACCTACGTTATATCCTTATGTGCAAGAAGTTGTTCAAGGATTAGCTGATATGGAGCAATGTCAGGACATATCATTTTTTACTAATTTGGTTAAACCTGTCGAGTTTTATGATACCCTCAGTAATATAGGCGCAGGAAAATTGGTTGTATTTGCTTCCTATCATCCACAGTATGCACACCCTAAGTTTTTTAATAAATGTTTAGAAATAAACAAATTGCCCGATATACGATTCTCAGTACATGTCAGTATGAGTGACGATACTGCATTATGGACAACTACCTTAGAGTTTCTTAATTTCTTAAAGACTAACAATATTGAATTTAAGCCTTGCATACTAGCACCAACACAAGACTTTACCCCAAACTATACAGATGAATTTTTTAACACATTTCATACATACTTGGAAGAAGCTGAAAACACAGACGGTGCAATGGGAGGGTGGACCTACTTTGAAGAAGTTGACTGTACCTTTGATGACGGCAGTCAAAGAATATTAAAAGATTACGAGATAGAATATCAAGGCCTAAATAAGTTTAAAGGTTATACCTGTACTCCTGCAAGTTTAACGGTTAGGATAGATGGCACTATTGATATTACCTGTACTGGAAAGAAGTTACCTTTATATCTAGGCGGAGATATTGTTAAAAAAGAAACGTGTCCAAATGACATCTGCCCATCGAGAAGAATGACCAACTACTATAAAGAGAGATCATGGACTACGTAAAACAACATCATATACAACAAGATCCTGATCACATTAATGTACATTGGGATAGTTTGACCATTTGCCAACTGCATTGTTCCTACTGCTATGCTCGAAACGAGTATGGAAAAGAGTGGGGTAAAATATCTAGCAAGCAGACTATCGACGGCGTTATTGAAGCACTGGATAGAAGTAGCCTGCCTTTCAACTTGGGCCTACTAGGTGGAGAACCCACTATCGGACCACACTACTATTATATACTAGATAAGATTTCTGCATTAGAAAAGTTTCAATTTGTCTACGTAGTAACTAATGCTGAAAAGGATTTAACAACTCATCCACACTATGATAGGTTAGCATTTTTATTCAGCTATCATCCTGCTGATTGCACTGACCCTGTTAGATTTGTCAACAACATGAAACACATGGTTGAACGTGGGTACAAGTGTAAAGTTAATATTATGCTACACCACGATAAACGACTGTGGCCACAGATAAAAGAAATGTATGAAATTTGCAAGGGAATACCTGGACTCAAAATACACCCTCATTTTATCTACGGAAATACTATACAGAAATTGTTTAACTATCGCAAAGAATTTTGGGAATACTTTAAGTTCTTTGAAGATGAAATAGAAAAAGATCTAGCCTATGACAACGACCGGTTTAATGATTATCAAGTCTTTCAACAAGGACTAACTAATTTTAAAGGTTGGAGTTGCTATAACAACAACTATGAAATTGATGTGCGTGGAAATGTAGTAAAGTTTTGTCTAGCAAAAGAAGATGACGTAAATCTATTGCGTAATCCAGATTTCTTTAAAAACATCACTAAAACAATTCCCATGATTTGTCCGCATAAGGCCTGCAACTGTGACGGGCTACTAAAACAACTTAAGGTAAAGAATGCAAGTTGAATGGGAAGTCACTATGAAATGTAACTACAACTGTTACTATTGTTCCAACTTGGACAAAAGTATACATCATGTTACAGATCACAACACACTAAGAACATTTGTCAAGATGCTAGGAGATACGTATCCGGGCGTTGAGGTATTTGTCTTTGGTGGCGAACCATTTGTGCATCCTGAAATTGGATATATTATTAAGTGCTTTAATGAATTTCAAATACCATTTGTCATTCAGACTAATCTTAGCAAACACAGCATTGAAGTAATGAAAACCATTAGCGAGCCTTATACCCTGCAGGCTAGCATACATCCAACTGAAGTTAGCCATGAAGATATAGAAGACATCCTTAAAGAAAATATTACCTGTAGGGTAATCGATGTAATGTTTAGCGGCAAAGAAGCAATATGGTATTATCTTAAGGTAAAAGAACATACCAAAACCGGCAACGTGTATCTAACGCCTATTACAGATTTTGGTGATGGTCGAAGCAATATTGCATTGCAAGAATATCTTAAATTAAAAAATGACCCGGCCTATAGTAAGATTATAAAATTTGAAGAAGTAACTCGGTTGGGTAAACCTAGATCTGAAGTTTGGGCCAGTGTGACATTTAGCCCAAAGGGAAAACCTTGTTTATACAAAGACAAGTACTTTTTATACAGTCCGCAATTGGAAATGTATAATTGTTGTTATAGAATAAAAACAGACGGCATTTGTCCAAAAAATAAATGCTTCTTAATGTGAGAAACAAATGAGATATTTAATAGCAGGAGCATTTAGTAAGTCCATTCCTTTAATTAAATTTTTAGGAAATAAGGCCACGAGTCTAGACAATCTAGTAGTCTATGATGGCATCAATAAGTGTCGATGGAACGGTGGTCGAATAAATCGAGACGTGTTCTATAACGATGCTTTAATTAATTATTATTATAATAAAAATGTAAGCATCGCTCTTACCATGAGCAATCACAAGATCAATTTAGATGACGAGACAGGAAACCATCTACTAGAAAAATTTCACAGAGAAGGTAACTCTTTAATCATAGTCAATGATGATCTACGTCAGTATGTGAGAACACACTTTCCCAAATACGATCTAATCTATAGCATAACAGGAATGGGCCTACTTAATATACCATTACAGGATTCTGATATTGCATGGTACAAAGACCTTGAAAGCAAATACGATTGGATAGTGCCAAGATTTGAACACATATTTGATCCTAGAGCAACTGAGCTTGACTGCTCCAAGTGGGAAGTCATGTTGAACGACACTTGTATATGGGGTTGCAAATATTGGGATCAACACTTTAAAGCCATTGCTGATGAAAACACCGCAGGCAGACCATACAGCGCAGAAGTAGAAGAATGTTGGCTACCAAAGTTTGATCCTAGTAGAGACAGCAAGTATGATTGTATGGATATTAAACCCGATGCCATGCAACGACTAATTGCAATGGGAGTAAAAAGTTTTAAAATAACCGGAAGAGAAATGACAGATGACGAGTTTTATGGAGAGTTAATGAGATTTTTCTTAAGGAGCAAAGAATGACTCCTTACAACGTAAACACTACTGAATACTTAGAAAGCTCTGAGTTTAATAGTATTGTCAATTTTATACAAGGTATAAAAACAGCAAGAGCAGTTGATCTCAACAGTAGATATCCAACACATCAAATAAAACCCAGATGCGCTCACAATGAAATTAATACCTATCATCTAACTGAACATAACGTTCCATTCTTTGATATAATCTGTGAAACTCTCATGTATAAAGATAAATGCGCTTACTTGGAATTAAATGAATTTGTGTTCCAAGCCAATTGTTTTGCAAGAACTATATTTCATAGACTATGGTGGGCAGACAGTGTGACATGCAATCGAGATTACTTCTTAGATTTTATATGGAAAGACTGGAAAGACACGCAATTTCAAAACAGATTTGATAACTTAGAAGCAATTGCCCGCAAGCATTTTGATTCCTCTAACGATCTCTTAGATTATTTTAAAAGTTTTGTCTACAACAATGACTACGAGTTTATTACTGTTAGTGAAGCTCGAGAACTATTTGACGAATTAGTTAGCAGTGGAATATTTTTAAACAAAGTTGATGATCTATATCAAGTGGTCGAAAACGTAGAGTTTGATAGTATTGACACTGATTCAAAATCTAAATTAGAACATATGACACGAATAGAACTGTTACATTTACAATCCAAATATAAAACAACAACACTTCCTGCTTTAAAGAACACGAATTCAAAATTTAACTTTATTCCTAAAAGTGATCCAACTGGAAAATTTAAAGGGGAGGTAGTAGAAGTCAAATTGGGCAATGCTGTTTGCTTTATACCTCAGTTCCTGTTTTTTTACAATCAGGTTGACAATTAACTGCAAATAGTTTACAATAGCACAAGGATAATATAAATGGCAGATTGGAAAAAACTCAAAGTAGTTAGACATAAAGAAGACATGCAAGTTGGGCAAATTAAACCACTGCGGTCCTATAACATGCTCAGCAACCTCGAGCAAGGTGGTATAGACTACGACTATATGGTCACATTCCGTATTACAGAAGCATGTGATCTAAAATGTAATTACTGTCACTGGCATAGCGGAAAACATTACACATACGAAGATATTATTATAACAGTTGATAAATTGTTTGAGTTTTTTCAAAAACAAGGATTTAAATCCGTGTTGTTTTACTATCACGGAGGAGAACCTACTAGACATCCTCGTTGCTTAGACATTCTAAAGTATATACATCAAAAGGGTGCCGAGACTGGTATTAATGCATACAACGAGATGCAGACTAATCTTACTATTAAAGAAGATAAGCTACGTGCTATGCTTCCGTACTGTGATCAATTTAATGCTAGTTTCCACTACTTAGAACTCAAGCGGATGAATAAACTTAAAGACTTCGACCATAACTGGGAAGTGCTTAAAGAGCTAGGCATTCCTATCCACAACATGGATATTATGATGGAGAACGTTGAACGCGGCGATCGATGGTATCAGGGAAAGACTGTAGAAGTTATTCCTGAAGAGTTTTATGCCAAAGTTGTTTCCTATTTAGAATATGAAAAAATACAAAACTGCGAAATGATCTATGGCTTCTGTCATTATGTATATCCAGAAGATGTTGCAGAAAAGCATATGGCATTTTATAAGCAACACAACAAAACAGAACAACGATACGAAATCGACGATGTAATATACACCACAAATGATCTATTTAAATTGGGCATAGATGCACGTGGCTGGAAGTGTGCGGCAGGACAAGAGTCTATAACTATCAACGGTGACGGCAATGTGTTCCATTGCGGAATACATATGACAAACTTCATTCGCGATAGTGCGCCCGAAGTGCCATATACTAATCTAGTAACAGACAAGTTAGCAATAACTAAATTATCTATATTATTTAAAACAGGAACTGTCTGCCGGTGGGATTACTGCGGCGGAGACTTTTACCTATCTAGAAAACCAGGAACAGTATCAATATGAAAAAAGTTGGATTATCAGGCTGGGGCGGATTCCTAGCTAGCAAATTAAGAGAACGAACTGAAATAGAATGGGTAGACGGTACACAGAATATTGACATGTATCTGCACCTTGGCAGTCCTACATTTACACACAGCCATTTGTCACAGCATGACGCACATGTCATGCATCAGTATGTTAGAGAAACAATTAAATTAGTTGATAGATTAGATATGCCAATTGTATTTGCTAGTACAACTGGCGTTGACGATCTAATATTAGATCACTCTGGCAGTACTAGTTACAATCTTGGTAAATTCTATTTAGAAAACTATATCAAATATAATTGCGACGACTATTTAATATTGCGAATTGGCACAATATACAGTACAAGACTAGCAGACGTTACGGCAATGAAATCAGATAGACTACAGCCTAGGATATTACGTAAGGACTATACAGACATACCTTTTGAAGATCTATATTTAGATGTTGATGTCTTTGTAGCCAAAACTATAGATGCAATTCTAAATTTTAAATCTGGAATATTAGAATATCCGCTAGACAAGTTAACTATGGGAAAGTTAATTCCAAAATGAAACGTCAGCTACTTGAATATTCTTATCAAAATGGCCTAAGTCATATCGCCAGTGCTATGAGTATGCTTGACTATGTTGATGTATTGTTCACAGAACAGATTGTTGTACCTTACAAAGATCATATTGTAATAGGCAAACCATTTGGAGCACAGTTATACTATCTAGTATGGCAGAAATTAGGCTTCTTAGATAAGATCGAAGACCTAAGTGTAGGAGTCAAACACGATGAAATTGTATTTGTAGACTATGGTGAAGAAACAATGGGCAATGCACTCGGTGTTGCCATTGGTATTGCTATGACTACAGATAAGCGTGTGTGGGTCAACATTAGCGACGCCGCACTACAAATGGGTAATACCTTAGAAGCTATCCAGTTTATCGGGCATCATAATATTAAGAATATATTCTTAACTATTGATTATAACAATGCACAAGTTACGGGAAACGTCAGTGACGTTTTAAAAATTAAACCTACTATTCAGTTCTTTAAAGAATACAGCTGGTTTGTGCAAGAAGTAGATGGACATGATAGGACAAAGATTTTAACAGCATATAACAATGCTGTAGATACAGTGCCTAATGTGTATATTTTTCATACGCATAAAGGACACGGAGTTACTAGTATACAACAGGATATTAAAAAATGGCATTACAAAAAGATAGAAACATTAACCGAATTACAATCGTTGGTGCAGGAACTTCAGGATACCTAACAGCATTCTATTTGTCAAAGCAATATCCTGACAAAGAAATTACTTGGATATATCCCGAAGAGAACAAACCTATAGGGGTTGGTGAAGCTCTTATACCAGACGTAAGTCAATTTCTAAACGATCTTGGCATCTCTCACAAGGATGTTATTAATCACTGTAATGGCACACTTAAACTTGGAATTAAGTTTCAAGACTTTAATCAAAACGGAGAAAGTTTTACATTTCCGTTTGGAGTAGGACAGACTGACAGGTACAACAGTTCAAGTATAGATAAGATAATAGCAACTGATAAGATACCCGATAATATTTTAGAATACAAAGATATTTCTGTGCATTTTAGAGCCACTGAACTGTTAGCCTATATGGATACACTAGCGCCTAGTATTCCTAATTTAACAATTATACGCAAATTTGTAACTTTAAAAGATGTAGAAGGAACATGTGATCTTCTTATTGATAGCACTGGTTTTGGGAGATATGTAGCCTCATGGCCGGATAACTTTGTAAGTATTGCAGATAAAATACCAAACAATCGTGCATTGGTCTTTAGACACGCATATACTGATAAAGAAATGCAATGTAAACCATATAGTATATTCAAAGCAATGCCGCATGGTTGGATATGGAATATTCCGTTAGGTACTGAGCTAGCTATTGGATATGTACATGACAGCAAATACGATGTATTGGATGATTTTATTAAGTATGCACAGGATAAGTTTCATATTACTGTAGAACCGCATCAAATTGGATCTGTTTCAATGACTACAGGCAGAAACAAAATACACTTGAAAGATAATATAGTTGCCATTGGACTAGCGTCTGCGTTCATTGAGCCGATCGAATCAACTGGATTATATTTGGTAACTTCTGCACTAAAAAGATTAACAGCATATATTAATGGCACACTTGAAGAAGATGAATACAATGCAGAGACAAATGATGAATTTGATTCCGTAATGAATTTTATCATTGCCCACTACAAATATTCTAAACGAGACAACGACTACTGGAATCATTACAAAACCGTCCCTGTAGAGGATCGTAAAGAAATTGATATATTTCCAGCGGAAGCGTGGGATTATGTATTATCTGGCTTTAGAGATGATGTAGCTCGACCAGCTGACACAGTAAACCCACAAGAACTAATTGACATACACAGAGGAACGCTATACTATAAATGGTTAGAAGATGAGAGCAACTTTACATAAATTTTTAAATCGTTATCCAGGAGAAGTTTACTTTCTACATGCAGACATGTGGAAGTGGACTGACGGCAACTATAAAATAATCAACTGCGGCGTACAAGAACCTAATATGGTTAACATAGCGGCAGGCCTTGCAAGTCAAGGAAAGCGTGTTATAATATACGGAGTTGCGGGCTTTGTATTGTATAAAGCATACGAACAAATCAAACTCAATATTAAAGGTTGGGCAGAACATAACGGTAGTATTATCTTTGTTAATGCTGGGCACAATGGTTGTTATAGTATCTGCGGTCGCGGGCACTTAGTTGACGATGATAACTTGCTCACTAATGCCTTAGACATTCCTTTGTTTACCCCAGAGACAGGGCGTTCATTTATTAGAACAATCAAATATGGATTACAGGACACTGGAGTTAGATTTATAAGATTAGGATGGGATAACGCACCATGGTAAGGAAAGTAGCAGTAACGGGAGCAACAGGATTTATTGGAACTAGATTAGTTGAAAGTCTAGTTCGTCGAGGACATATAGTATATCCTATCGACCGCTCCTTTAAACAAATAGAATGTGATATGGTATATCATTTGGCCTGTCCAAGTTCAACTGAGTACATGAATAGTAATCCTAGAGAAGTAATGGATACTATTATGGATGCTACTCGAAAGGCACTAGCTGTATGTCCAACGGCATTTTTTGTTAATGCTAGTAGTCAAGGCGCTAAGTTAATAGGAGTTGACAAAGGTCCGCAAACAGCGTATAATATAGCTAAGAGATGTATGGAAGTTTATTTAGAACATAGTGCTGGAGTAGCTAGTTACATCAATTATCGTATACCTAGTGTATACGGTCCTGGCGCAAGCTCGGATAGTTTTATACAAAGGTGCATAGACGGTACAGCGTATGTGCCAACTGATCCAGATAAAATGCATTATATTGCACACATAGATGATGTGGTAGAAGCAATGGCAGATTGCAAGCAGATACCCATTGAGGAAATAACATTAGGACAAATTTATGAATTATTTAATTCTGGGAGGCGCGGGCTTCATAGGCCAGCAACTGACCAAAGCACTCTTTGATTCTAAGGAACGTCATGTTGGCGTTACAGTTATTGATAACCTTAAGACTGCTAACAAAGAAGGTCTAGAACAATTCAAACAGCATAAAAATCTTTATAGATTTGTTGAGGCTGATTTGACTACAATGGACGATAATGAATTCCTTAAGATTGCTCGCAAGCACGATAAAATCTTTATGCTTGCAGGAAGTGTGGGAGTAGAACATGTAGACAAAGATCCAAGTGGTACTTTGTTTAACAACCTTGCACTGGCTAACAAGATGATTCCCCTGTTTCAAAAGCTACGGAACAGACACGTGACATTTTCTAGCACAAGTGAAATCTACGGAGAAGGTCCTTTCCACGAAGAAGCCAATGCCAGCATTGGGCCTAGCAGTAAACTACGTTGGGGATATGCCAGTGCCAAGCTGACAACAGAGTTTATGATACGTGCTAGTGAGTTTCCATTTACCATTGTACGGTTCTTTAATGTAGTAGGCCCTGGACAGCTAGGTGACTATGGTATGGTATTACCCCGTATGATCAAAGCCGCAAAGAACAACGAAGATATTATAGTATATGGTACAGGTGAACAGGTGCGTAGTTTCTGCCACGTTAGTGATGCAGTTGATGCTCTAATAAAACTGTCTGATATAAACGGAGAGCTGTTCAACATTGGTAATGATGAACCAGTCAGTATTAAGCAACTAGCAGAGCGTGTTATTGCTATATCTGGCTCGAATTCTAAAATACAGTTAGTGCCTTATGAACAGGCATTTAGTAAACATCACGGTGATATCTATAAACGTGTACCTGACTTGACTAAGATTAAAGCAGCCATTGATTATAGTCCTAAACATTCACTTGATGATATAATTGGAGATATGCTATGATTTATATCTACAATGCAAAAGTCCTTGCCTCTCTAAAAAATAGATCATTGTCATCTTATAACGAATATAATATACTACAGTTTTTAATAAATCCGCCCTTAGATAGGTCATGGCCGGCAGCCCTAAATGGAATGTTTTATTATTATATTCATGAAATATATGATCCGTTATTCTTATGGAATATTACAGAAATACAACAGCTACGAATCGAATTAGGAAACAATCGATTTATTGGCAGAGCTCTCAAAGCACAACTGACATTAGAAGAACGTTGGCTGTCTACCCTATTAGTATCTCCGGAACCTTGGAACTTTGTGCTATCGGATATCCAAGTAACGTCATTGGATAAAACGCTTGATATAGATTTTCCTAGCAAAGAGCAATTCAAAGAATGCCAATTTGTTTCTCATGGCTATCTTTTTGATGCAATTATAAGACCATACCTTAAATTTCCAAAAGTATTTGATAATTGTTTTGGATTTAATGACAAAAATACATATGACAAATATGCAGAAGATATGTTATCATACAGTTACATTTTAAAAAATAAAGATATTAATATTACCGTATTAGGAAATAAAAATAATCCGCCTAAAGAATATGATATTAATGACTTTGGCGGAGTGTTTGATACAATATCTGCAATGTTTGCAGATGCAGAAAAGGAAATATTATGAGCATTATTGCAATGGTCCCTGTAAGAAAAGGCTCTAAGCGTGTACCTTCAAAGAACTCAAAGCCGTTTGCTGATACTACTCTATTAGATATTAGACTAACAATGTTAAAACAGGTAAACGGCTTATCAGACATCATAGTCAGTACAGACTGTGAACAATGTGTTAGGATTGCAGGTTCACACGGCATACGTGTACATCACAGAGATCCTTATTATGCCGGAGAAATATCTAATGATCTATTTTATAAAAATTTAGCTGAGGCATGTCCTGCTGAATTTATGATAAACTCAGAAGTTGTTCAACCACTATTGAAATTATCAACCTTACAGGCGGCAGTTGATAAAATTAAAACAGATTATCCTAACATAGATAGTGTTGTATCAGTTAGTCCTGAAAAGAAGTTTTTATGGCAAGATGGCAAGTCTCTTAACTATGACAGTAATAAAACTCCTCGTAGTCAAGAGTTGCCTAATATTGTATCATTAAACTGGGCCGTGGGTATTATTAAGACTGAACTTCTAGCCGCAACAGGCAACATAGTAGGAAATAAACCCCATTTTACTATGTTAAGTAAAATTGAAAGCATAGACATTGACGATGAAGAAGATTTTATGGTTGCTGAATTGCTGTATAAAAAATTAGGAATGGACTGGATATTGCAATGAAAATATTATTTCTACTAGCTCACCCTGACGACGAAGCCTATGGCCCTTACGGAACTATCGTAAAGCTAAGTCGTGAAGGACATGACGTACATGTCTACAGTATGTGCAACGGCAATCGACCAAATGCCTATGACGTCAGTCGAGTTAGGACTGACACATTTATTAAGAATTGTGAAGCCGCTGGAGCTAAATGGAAGATGTGGAACAATAACGATCTAACATTAGACATTAAAGAAATGTCGGAGTTTGTGACCAAGTTAGTTGATATGGAAAAGTTTAATGCTGTCTATACTCACAACATCAGTGACATGAATAGAGATCATCGCATACTAGCAGAAGCCGCACTGGTAGCATGTCGCCCTAAACCCTCTAGTACTGTCGATGAATTGTACTTCTTTGAAGTGCCATCTAGTACTGATTGGACTTTCTCGCAAGTACAACCAGTATTTGAACCAAACACTTACATAGAAATTAACGCTGACATAGTGGTACTGAAAGAAACTGCACTGAGAAAATATGTTACTGAAACATACGAGTTTCCTGATGCTCGTAGTGTGGAGGCAATGCTGACACTATTAAAGTATAGGGGATATCAAGTTGGCTACAGTAATGCAGAAGCATTAAAACTTGTATTCAAACGCGGCTAAGTCTTCAGCAAATATTGTTTCTACTAGTTTTTTTGTAGATGAATTATAGTATGCTTGATAGTGATCGTGCCTGCTACTATTTTCTATAGGCAGTGGCACATGGCAATTTAGTAAATCTTGTATAATATAAAATTGCCTGCTTAGTTCTTCAGTCTTTATAATGACATCGGGCAGTTGACCATTGAACCAACTTAGCTGAGTTTCTCCTCGCCAAAAGTGATCAATAATATGCCTTGTACCATGCCCAGTTTTACTGTAGATATCATCTCTATTATGGAACACAGAGTTGAGCCAATTCTCAAAGCCCAAGTTATAATAATCAATTAGACGTTTATCATCTTGTATAGCAGTTATAGCATTACTACTTTGATATGGAAACGATTTGACAAAGTCAACACCGGTGGCTAATTTGTTTTTGTTATCTGCAAATCGTTGTTCAGCCCATTGACCCATATAATGATAAAGACTAACTAGTCGATCATAGGGATTGCGAACAAATGCAAACTCAGTTCCCAAGTCGCCCCAAACAGATATGAGATGTTGTCTATTGGGAATTATATTTGTGTTGCTGGGGATAAAATCTGGCAATGGTAGCTCTTGACTAGATAGGATATTAGTCTTTGCCCAACTTTTAAAACTAGTGCCTCCGGTCCTTGGAACATGGATAAAGGTAGCAGGCGTATTAGGAAAGTATATGCTCACAGGCAGTCCTTTCGCTAGCATAGATACTAGTAATCCCTTTATTTCTCAGCCACGCGGCATATAGTCCGCCAGCATCTTCGTTATAGGGTAAACAGAATGCTTTAGGACAGTATCCTAAATTCTCATTAAACCAATTAATCATTTGTTCAGTGTCTTGTTTAATATATGCTACTTTTTCAACCAGCGTGTCAAATGTGTTTAACCTAATGTGATCGTGACTATGCCCACCAATTGTAGTCATTGGATCTAAACTCATCTGTTTAACTTGTTCTAAATTGAGATATCCTGCTGTGCCAATACGATTGGTAATGATAAAGTAGATTTTTTCTGTAGGAATAGCCCGTACTTGCTTAAAATACTGCCAATGATCTTGGGTACCATCATCAAAAGTCAGCAGATAATCAGCTAGGGGCAAGTTAAAAATTGCATCTGTAATCTCATGAATCATTAATACAGGTTTTGCTGTCATCGTATGTTATTTACGATAAATATCTAATAGGAAAGCCAATAATGAGAGCACAAGACTTAATCAGAGCAGTTTTAGACGCAATGGACCGAGAGCAAGAGCCCGAGGCAGTTGATGAGCCGCAGGATCAAACACTACAGTCGAATGACCCTAATCGTTTCAAACAAGTATTCGATCTACTAAGCAAAGAAAAAGAAACTATTATGACCAACAAGCCTAAAGAGCAGTATGCTGGTATTGATGCTGTTACTACACATGCAGGCGGTGGAGTAAACGGTCCTAAGGACCCTGCTGACATTAGAGGCAACAGTTTTCCAATATACAATGGAGGCCCGCAATGAGTCAAAACGGTATCTCAACACTGGCAACAAAACAACTTAGGCAAAAAGCTAAACTAGATTTGGCAGCTACAAAACGTGCGGCGGATGGTAACCCTAGAGCAACTTACGACATTACACAGTTACCCACACAGTACAGTGGCAACGCGATAACTAATAATCCTAATGCAGGCGGACTTTTACAAGGTCGTCCTTGGAACCCAGATACTATTATCACAGTCATTGAAGAGGGACTAGTATTAAATCTAGATGCTCGCAATCTAAACAGTTGGTCTAGAGAACCCGGTGAGGACACTTGGAATGATCTAAGCGGCAACAACAATCATGCCACGGTCTACGGTGGAATTGCCTACGGTGAAGCCCTAGGTGGAGCACTGGCATTCGACGGTTCAGACGCACAATATGCTCAATGTCCACCGGGCATTTACTTTACCAGTGCTGGATACACAATTCAAAGTTGGGTATACATTATCAGCGTACCCAACTGGAATCGTATTATAGATTTTGGCAGTGACGCAGGTTCAGACAATGTGTTGTTATCTGCAACAGGCGGCCTAAGTGGTGAACCTGTACTGTGGGTCGGCCCCAGTGGCGATAATATACAATCCGAAGTTCAACTATTGCCTAATACCGGCTGGCATCATGTATGTGCAACGTGGACGCCTACAGGAACAGTAGGCAAGGTGTTTATAGATGGAGTTCCAACAGCAACAGGAGCAGTGGCAGCACCAGCTGTCAGCACTAGGGCTAATTGTTATATTGGTAGAAGTAATTGGGGATATCCTCCTGGAGGACCTGACCCCAACTTTAACGGCGGCATGGGTGCCATACAGATTTATAGTAGAGCATTAAGTGATGCTGAAATCACACAAAACTACAACACAACCAAGAGCTACTACGGATTATAATGCCTTACCATCACGATACCCAAGATCCTAACTTAAACAACATCCATAAGGCTATGGAGTATGATGACGCTGGTAAGCCTCACCTCCGTGTTACACTGGGTAGTGATAACATTACTATTACAGGTGATGTAAATCTAGTTGATACTGTTACAGTTACATCAACACCTGAAGCTCCAGTTCATACGCACATAACGGAAGTGGGTACCAGCGGCATCCTCGCAGTACCTTATATGCCTATTGGCGGCACAGTTACAGTACAAGATGGCGGCAATACTATAACAGTAGACGGTACTGTTAATGCCAATGTGACATTCCCAACTACACAACAAGTAAGTGGAACTGTAGCATTAGATACAAATACATTAACAGCATTAGAGAATATTAATGCCACTGTAAGTGGTACAGTTGAGTTAGGAAGCACTACATTAACAGCATTAGAGAATACCACAGTTACTATCAGTGGTACGCCTACAGTTAATGTAGGTACAATGCCAGAAGTAGAGATTAAGAACGATACAGGCAATCCCGTTCCGATTAGTGGTAATGTTACTGCTACGATTACAGGCACACCGGTTGTGTCTTTCGGCGGAGCAAATCTCGATGCGTTTGGCAGACTACGAGTCAGCAATCCGTTTACCCTGTTCGATGGTGCCCAACGCTACAGAGATGATCCATTCAAATGGAATCAGGTAGACACTGGCGCGGCCACATCAACATTTGTAACTAATGAAAGTTCAGTATTAATGTCAGTGTCGGGCAACGGTGATGAAAGTTTAAGACAAACCAAATCAGTGTTTGCCTATCAGCCTGGCAAGAGTCTACTGACCATGGCTACTTTTGCGATGACCACACCCACTGCGGGTCTGCGTCAGCGTGTGGGATTGTTTGGAGCACAGAACGGTGTATACTTTGAAGTAGATGGTACCACAGTAAATCTTGTCATAAGGAAATACACATCAGGATCAGTAGACGATACAACAGAAAAGTTTGCTCAAGCAACTTGGAATGGTGATAAACTCAATGGTACAGGAGCAAGCGGCATTACCTTAGTTGTAAGTAGATCACAGATTTTTTGGTGTGATATTGAATGGCTGGGCGTAGGATCAGTTCGTTGCGGGTTTGTCATAGACGGACAGTTCATAGTATGTCACACCTTCCATCACGCTAATCGAGTTGGCTTTGACAGAGTTTACATGACCACTGCTACATTGCCCGTTAGATATGAACTGACCAGTACAGGAGCCGCAGGCACCATGCGAGCTATCTGCTCCACTGTGATATCCGAAGGTGGCTACATGAATCGTAGCGTTACCCGCAGTATTGGAACCAGTCTAACAGGTAAAAATATCAGCGATACTGTGTATAGACCTCTAGTATGTATTAGGCTCAAAGCAGCCAATCTCGAATCGGTTGTGGTCCCTGTTAAGTTTGATGTGTATGGCCTACAACAGGCCGCGTTTGTCTATCGCATAATCATAAACCCAACATTGACTGATGCTAGTTGGACTAGTTCTGGATCAGACAGTTCGGTAGAGTATGACCTTGCCTCCACGGCATTGTCAGGTGGAACTGTAATCGATCAAGGTATCTTTGTAGGATCTAACAAAGGTGGATCAGCCGCTATTACTTCAAATGAAGTAGACTTTAGTCAACAGATAGGCCGCACTATTGCAGGCGTATCGGACATATGGTGTTTGGCTGCTATTGCTACTACCAACAATGATGATGCTGTGGGCGTAGTTACTTGGCAGGAGCATATATAAGATAACGATAAATATTGAAAAGAGCATAGCAGGAGCAGAAAGTGACAATCGAAACAATTAATCTTGGTACACCCAACGCTAGAGATGGCGATACTGTTCGCGAAGCCTTTCGCAAGATCAACGGTAACTTTGTAGATTTTGCCGCAGAACTTGGCGGCATCAGTACTGCTATTAATACTTTTATCACTAGTACTGTTGATTTAGGTGCAGTTAATCGAAATATTATTCCCTCTGTAGATAATGTCTACTCACTGGGTACAGTAGAAAAGCAATGGAAAGACATATATGTTGGTCCAGGTAGCTTATATGTCAGTGGCGTTAGATTTAGTGTTGACACTGAAACTAACAAATTATCTATCACTAACGACGGAGCTCCGATTGATCTAGTTGTTTCAGGAACTGTTAACGCAACTAGCCCAGCAACCGGTCTGCCAGTAGATCTAACTCCCCTCCCTGAAGGTGGAGTACCTGGGCAGGTCTTAGTAAAAGCAACAACCACAGATTACGATGTAGAGTGGTCTAGTATTGAACAATACTCACTGACTCCTGCTACAACTACCACTCTCGGTGGTGTTATTGTTGGCGATAATATCAATGTTGCAGTTGACGGCACTGTCAGCGTTCCCGTAGCAACTACCAGCACTTTGGGTGTGGTAAAAGCAGGTACAAACGTCAATATTGACGAGTTTGGCTCGATCAGCGTAAGTAAAGGGGCTGGAATAAATACAGTAGTGGATATCCCAGATGTTAACTCAACGGCTGGTGGCGCGGCACTAGATGATGGTGCATTGTTGATTTATAACGCCAGCAGTGAACGTTGGGATACAATACAGAATTTAAGATCCAATGAGATGGACGGTGGGTTTTTCTAAAATACGGAGCGGTTAAATGGCTATTGAATCAAATATTATAAAGATTAAACGATCAGGTACCTCAGGTGCACCAGCATCGTTAAAACTAGGTGAGTTAGCCTACAGCTACTTAACTGCCAGCGGCAACCCTACTAGCAACGGTGGTGACAGGTTATTCATCGGAGCAAACGGTGTCAACGGCGGCACTGGTAATGCCAATGACGTTATTGTTATTGGTGGTAAGTATTTTACAGATCTACTAGATCACGAACGTGGCTTACTAACAGCCAGTTCAGCGTTAGTTGTTGATGCTAATAAAAAGCTAGACGAACTATTAGTTGATAACTTGTCATTTAATGGCAACAGTATAATCACTACAGATGTCAATGGAGACTTAACACTTGCTCCTAACGGTACTGGCAGCGTATTATTAACTTCTAGTAAAGTCAGCACAAGCACCAGTACTGGTGCATTGGTTGTAACTGGTGGTGTTGGTGTTGGTGGCGCATTATTTGTAAGCGGCACTATCAGCGCCGGAGCCGCCAGTTTTACTAGTATTAATAATACACCTATTGGTAACGTTACACCTAGTACCGGCTCATTCACAGCATTAACTGTAGACAATATCAGCATTGACGGCAATGCCATTACATCTACAGATACAAACGGTAATATCACAGTTACTCCAAATGGTACTGGTAAGTCCATTATCAGTAACATCTATACTGATGCTAGTACTTCGTTACTTGAGTACATTCAAGACGCAACAGGTGGACAAGTAGTAGCCGGCGAAGGCATTGATGTAACTTATGACGATACAGCAGGTACAGTAACAGTATCCGGCGAAGATGCAACAGATACTAACAAAGGTATTGCCAGCTTTGATGTAACAGACTTTACAGTTACCACTGGTGCAGTTACATTAAAAACAGAAAGAATACAAGACATCGTAGGCGGAATGATTGACTCTAATACTGAAAGCGGTATTAGCGTAACTTATGATGACACAAATGGTAAGTTAGACTTTAATGTAAGTGATCCTGTTATTACCATTGCTGGCGATGCGGACGGTTTTGCCACAATGACCAACTTGGGTGACACAACTATTACAGTTACCCTAGACACAGTAAACACAAACACTGGATCATTTGGTAGTTCAACAGCAATACCAGTTATTACTGTTAATGGTAAGGGCTTAATTACAGCAGTAACAACAGCATCTATAAGCACCACGCTTAATATTGCTGGCAACACAGGAACTGACGGAGTTGCGTTAGGTAGTGATACATTAACTATCACTGGTAGCGGAGCAATCAGCACAGCAGTAACAGATAACCAAGTGGCAATCAGCGTAGCCACAGCTACATCAAGCGTAAAAGGTGTTGCAACATTTAATACCAGTGGATTTGTAGTTACTAGCGGTGACGTTGCACTAAAAACAAATGTTGTACAGTCAGTTACTACTGACAGTGGTGCATTAACTGTTGCTAGTAATGCTATCAGCATACTAGGCGGTGAAGGCATTGATGTAACACACTCTGGCACTACTATAACAGTTGCTGGTGAAGATGCAAGTACTAGTAACAAAGGTATTGCTCAGTTCAGTACTAACTTTGCAGTCACTAGTGGTGTAGTTGAACTAGACACTAGCCTAGTTGGCATTGACAGTATTACCGGCTCTACTGCTGGTAACGTTGTAATCGATGCTGGCAACTCAAAGACATGGACATTTGGTACTGACGGGAACTTGTCAGTATCAGGAAAAATAACTAATCTTACAGATCCAACTAGCGCACAAGACGCGGCAACTAAGGCCTATGTTGATGCTACTCGTTCAGGATTGGATGTCAAAGCATCTGTACGTGCGGCAACCACTGCTAACATTACACTGAGCAATACACAAACTATTGACGGTGTGGCGCTTGCAGTTGGCAATCGTGTGTTAGTCAAGAATCAAACAACAGGTGAAGACAACGGTATTTACGTTGTTGCAAGTGGTGCATGGACTCGTGCAGAAGATTGTGATAATACTCCGGGAGTAGAAGTTACTAGCGGAATGTTTACCTTCGTTGAAGAAGGCACAACAAACGCTGACAGCGGATTTGTATTAACAACTGACGGTGCTATTACTGTTGGAACTACAGCGTTATCATTCGTACAGTTCAGTGGTGCAGGACAGATTACAGCAGGTCAGGGATTAAGCAAGACTGGTAACACACTAGATGTAAACGTTGCTAACGGTATTGAAATATCCGGGGATAATGTACAACTAGCAAGTACAGTAGCTGGTAACGGTTTAACTTACACAAATGGTGTATTGGATGTAGTTGGTACAGCTGATAGGATTAGTGTAACTGCTAATGCGGTTGACATTGCCAGCACATATGTTGGTCAAAACACAATCACTACACTTGGCACTGTCGGAACTGGTACTTGGCAAGCTAACGTGATCACTTATGCCTACGGTGGTACTGGTCAGAGTAGTTATGCAAAGGGTGACTTACTATACGCAAGTGCCTCAAACACACTGAGCAAGTTAACAGCCGGCACAAATGGACAAACTCTACAGTTACAAGAAGGATTACCTGTTTGGGCTGATTTAGACGGCGGTACATACTAATGGCTTTAACTATCGGACCAGGAATGACCATCAATGCTGGGGTAACCTTGAATGGGTTTGTTCCTCCTAGTTCTATAACTTACACAGGTTGGCCTCTAGTATACGGTCAAGGTGTATACTTGTCAGGTAATAACCTTCAAGTTAATGACAGTACCAACGCAGCCGCCCTTTGGGCAGTTTATAGCTCACTGACTCCCGGAACACCAATCTCATTTGTGATCAGTGGCACAACTTACACTACAACTATTGCTGATCCTGCAACCGGCGGTGGCGGTATGATTGCTCCATATATTTCATTAGTTGCCGGACACGGTGCTTCTAGTGGGATTGTGTCTTCAGTAATCATCGGGTAACACCTAATCCCCCTAAAACAATAAATACAGTGAGAGTATATACTCTTGTAAAAACCTCGCTATATAGCGGATTATAAAGGGATGCCACATGGCTACAACGGCAAACGTCGTTAAGTTAAAACGAAGCGCAGTTGCGGGTAGAGTACCAGCAACAGGTGACTTAGCACTAGGTGAACTAGCCTTAAACACCTATGACGGCCGAATATACCTTAAAAAATCCGTAGCAAGTGTAGAATCAATAGTAACACTACAGTCGTTCCCAACAGGCGGAACTAACGGACAACTACTTCAAACAGACTCATCAGGTAACTTATCGTGGGTAACTAGTGGAGCAACTTCGGCAGTGAGTTATCTTTCACAAACAATAACTACAGAGCAACAGGCACAGGCTCGATTAAACATCAGCGCCATATCACAAGAAGATGCCTTTGTAGCCGCAATCATAATGGGCTAAAACTACAGTAACATGTTATCAATCAGTGATAATAAGTTTGATTCAAACGGTTATTGGGACAAGCCCATAGAAAAACTGCTTTATCAACCCACAGTAGAAGACCTAGATCTATTTGATCAGAACGGTTACGATCTTACCCAACTAGAACAACACTTTGCCTACGGCAATAGAATCAAGCCCAAAAAGCATAGAGAACATCTTCGAGCTCTTAAACAAGATTGGTTTACACACCTGCCCGCAATAGAGGGCGCACACCTTAACCACAGTCTCTTATTTGAACGTAAGGGCTACACAGGGCAAGCTCTAATAGAACTTAATCATTGGGCAAAGACACTACCCCTAGTCAACAAGATCATAGCACTACGTCCCAAGTGGGGCTTGGACTTCTCTATGGACTATGCTGATCGTGAGGGCAACGCCTTTGAAGTTCTACACTGGGAATGGGATAGCTTTATCTATGAAGAAGTAGCAGAAATAAAAGCTACTGTAGAACCTGTGCTCTTAGCCATTGATTGGAAGCATGCCGCCAAGCAAATACTAGCACATAAAGACGAGTGGCATCATTTAGACTTCTTTGCACAAAGTCACTGGAAGTGCGACTATTTTGGCATACCTCGTGAGCGGTTTAAAATGGTCGCATGGCAATAAATAAAGTACTTAGATTAAGGATACCAAATGAAGAAGTTTTTATTACTATTATTAGCAGTACCAGTACTGACATTTGCACAAGGCAAGATGCCTGCAAAATCAGCAACATACGATGCACAAGTTATTAGAGTGAGTGATGGCGATACTATTGTAATCGCCGCCCCCTTTCTACCACTACCGCTCAAGCCCGAACTTGCTGTTAGAATCTACGGAGTCGACACACCGGAAAAAGGACACAGAGCTCAATGTCCACAAGAAGACCAGCGGGCGCAACTGGCGAGTAAATTTACAACTCAAGCCTTACAATCCCACCCAAAGCATCAAGTTATTATCTACGGATGGGATAAGTTTGGTGGCCGTATATTGGGAGATATCCTGGTAAACGGACAAAGCATTCGTCAAGGACTTATTACTAACGGCTTGGCTCGTGAATACTACGGTGACGCTAAACAAAGTTGGTGTAACTAATTTTACAAAGACGTTGTTCAAAGAAAAAGCCCACTTATGCGTGGGCTTTATCATATGCTCTCATAGCTAGTTGTCTAGCTAGCCATAATCTAAACTTTACATAGTCTGATAAGTCATCTTCGATAACCCTACCAAAATCGCGAGCCTTTAGATTACGACCAAATGTGATCTCATCATCAACAATGAGATCACTGTCTTCTAGGTCGAGTTTACTTAGCGGCTGGTGTAGCGGCTTTGGCGTCTGTTTTAGCTGGCTCTTTCTTAGCAGGTTCGCTTTTTGCAGGCTTCTTTTCGTCCTTCTTAACTTCTGCCTTAGCTGGCGCTGATGCGGCAGGTGCTGGAGTTGCAGGGGCCTTGGCTGGCTCTGCGGCAAATGCTGTCAATGCAAATGCTGATACGATAGTTGCGATAAGTGCTTTCATAATATTTCCTTAGGTTAAGGCAGAAATTCATCTGCTATATATACAACGCCTTAGCCCGCAAATAAGTTTACATAGGGCCAAAGAAAAAGCACCCGAAGGTGCTTTTCTTTTATAGTATAGGCTATGCCCGTATTATTATTTTATATTATTTCTTTGTGCTTTGATTAACAAAGCCGTACATTTTCTCAGCCGCTTCTAGAACCTTATCGATTCCTGGAAACTCTGGCATACCTACTGTAGTAATCAACTTGCCAGTCTTTTCATCTTTGGCAGTTGACATTTCCCAACCTTGGAACTTGTAGCTGTACTCTGCTTGGACAGCATCTTTAGCTAATGCTAGGATGTCTGCACGGATTTCGTATCCGTTTTTGTTGAATTTAACTTCTGGTAGTTTTGGTGTTTCGAATGACATAATAATCTCCTGTGTGTAATGTCTGTATTAACATAGATACTTCTTTTTCTCTATGTTACTATTATATATGCTTTTACGAATAAAAGCAACTACTTTCCGAACTTTTTTACTCGTTCTTTAATGATTTTAATCACTGGCTCAGCTAGAACAACCTCATAGTGATTATAGTCCACTTCTACTAGTTCCATATCCTCGTGATGCTTTTGACTAGCGATAGTAACTACACCATCGTTAGGCTCATGCATAAACGCACTTTGTCCCTTTACAGTAACAATGTTAGTCCAAGGATGCTGTATTTTGATATTTCTTGCCTGCTTCATAACCCACGAACTAGGACCGATGTCACGCATCAGTCTGCTGAATGGCAAGAAGTATTGAGCATAGTCTGCTACTTCAGCACCACCATATGGAGTGCTTAGGGTTACAGCACCCTTTACACTCATGGGCATTGTATTGGCTAAGTGTAAACTGTAGATGCCGCCCAAGCTATGGGCAATGAACACTATGTCAGTGTAGTTACTCAAAGTTGACTGCATGTCTTTTAGGTTGTTTTCAAAACCATTTCGACTGTCGTAGTTGATGTCAACACCCTTGCCCAACTTACTTCTAACATAGTTGAAGCTTTCGCTAGTGGCACTGGCGCCATGTATGTAAACTAGGGTCATAGCTTACTCCCAAGGTGTGGGATTGGGTATATCGCAAGGACCTTCAGCCGGCACTGTTCCGTAGTCTGCTGGAGTTATGATTTCCAAATACTCCATGTCCGGGCTGTAGTCGTACAAATAGTGTACAATGCCAGGACGTTGCTGTACGCAATCGCCTGCTTCGACTAGGTGTATTTTATCTTCGTACATGAACTTGGCCCAACCCTTTAGCATGTAAACGATTTGGAACTCTGCCACGTGAATATGCCAGCCTGTGCCTCCCGAATTCTCTGGGGGTAAATTGGCTTTGGTAATGTGTGCTAGGACACGCCCGTTAGTTGCATCTGCTACTCCGAGATCCTTGTATAGAAAAAAGTCGCGAAGTCCGCCACCCTTAAACTCTACTTCAGATCCTTTGACGTGTGAAAACTTTGTAGTCATTGCTACTCCTTCTGTGTGTGTTATTTATTACACCTTGCGGCGCAATATTTACTTAGATAGCATTAACGCTTTGGCTTCGTTGTACATGCCTGAGCGAGCCAATGCGGCCGCGGCACGAGCTTGACCAATGCTTATACTGATTTCGTAAAGTGCGTTTAAAAAGTTTTTCATAGATAAGATTCCTTTTGAGAATTGAATTGTCGGATGTAGTTTTCCAACTGTGCGGCATCGGTAATGCCTTTGTCTGCTAGATAGTGATCTAGACTTGATTGATAGCTAGATCCTGGGAACATTTCGCTTAAACGTTCTAGGATAGTCTGCATCTTTTCTGATAGATATTTCATTTTAGTCCTCTGTAAGTGTGTGTAGAGACTCATGGTTTCTACTGATGTATTTAGTCTAGTATATGTGCGACCGCACAAAAAGTCAACAGATTTGACTTTAACCAAACTATGTTGTATAATACACTTAGGGTAAATAATACTACAGGAAACACTAATATGAAAAGAAGAACACGCTCTATCTTAGAGGAACTCAATAGTTTAGGCAATAGCCGTAACACTGAGCTATTGATAGAAAACCGTGGTGCCAATATCATAGAGAGCGCAATCAATCTTATGGCTTTGATTAAACAGCAGTTTAACGAAGAAGAAAGCGCCGAACTAGAGCGCCGTTTCCTAAATGCTATCCGTACAGCAGATGCACGTAAGTTTAAGCGTGGCGTACTCAAAATACAAGAAAGCCGTAAAACTCCCCCATTAGAAGAATAATTTTAGTCTTTGGCTAAATAATATTACAAGGACCACAGAGGGTGGTCTAAAAACCATAAACGAGGAGATAATATTATGGCACAAATGGACTCAGCAAACATTGTAAACTGGAAAAAGTTTAGCAATGCAACAAGTGACGCAGGTCGTACACTTATCGTTAAAATCAGCAAGACAAACATGACTCACACAGAGCTTAATGCTTATGTTGATTATTTTACTACAGCACACGGTGCTGGCGGTACTGGTGACTCTGCTTTTACAGTAGCAGGTTTTGGTACAGCAGACGGTTCAGCTTTTGTTAGCGGAACTACAGACGTTGTATTCCTACGCTTGCAAGGCACAGGTGACTTTACAGATGGTACAGTTGAAGCCCTAACAGGTACACCAACTATCGATATCATTGCAGTATTTGCACCAGCTCTATAATCGACTTACCCTGGGATGGGAAGACTAAGCCCACTTTTATAGTGGGCTTTTTTACGACTGTTAAATACTGTCATGCAAAGATTCTCTATACTAACATTACTTGACGTCACTGAAACCAAACAATACAGAAAAGAACCTGGACGCGAGCTTGAGTGGCAACAGCAACAAAACTTTCAAATGTTATTGCAGGTAATAGGACTACGTGTCAATCCGTTATATAGACTTAGTCCACAAGTAGATGAAGTTAATCTAAAAGACTATCAGTTTGGCCATGCCTATAAGAATACTCACAGAGTATGGACTTTCAACTTTGAAATAGAATACGACGGCGGCTTTACAGATGCATTAGGCCGTGAAGAAGGCCTGCTAGTTGAAGACTTACATTTTGTACCTATGATAGTGGGCCTAACAGAAACTGCAGAACTGGCTATCTCTATGTTTGACACACAAGCCGGTCAATACCGAAACACCATAGTTTACTTGGAATGACTAAATACTAGCATAGGCAACTATCAATCACACATCACTAGGCCACAGTAATATACACAGTTCTGAGCGAACTTAACTTATTGGAGACGAGCCTAAGATGGCCACAGCAACAGCAAAAAAACCGCGAGTAGATACAGAAGCAGTATCTCAACTATCAGCATTACCCGAGCGAGTAGGCATAGTTGAAACTAAAGTAGAATCGATCAAAGAACAGATCAGCGACCTTAAAGCAGATGTTAAGGAAATGCACGACTGTCTAGACAACACACGCGACCTACTAGCAGACAAACTAGAAAAAATGCAGGAAGAATATCGTGCCAACAGCGGCAAGTATTTTGAACATGCAGATAAGCTACACGCAGAAGATCAAGAAGCACACAGCAAACTTGCAGGACGTATTGGCGAAATAGAAAAGCTCAAAAACAAATACACAATGTATGCTATGGTAGCACTGGCATTTGCCGCAGGTACTGGATGGTTAAACGCAACTAGTTTTCCACACGTCCTAAAGTTCCTAGGACTTTAAAAACTCCGCAGGCCTTTTAACACGCTAAATACAGTATGCTTATAAAAGAGTTTACTGATATTGTACGCGAGTTCAGCATTGACCATGCTGTGCAGTTTCACGACGAACTAAATCCCAAACTATTTGCCAACCAACAACTGATTCCAGAGATTAGACAAGGCCTACTTAAGATAGCCAAACACTTTGAAGAGTTCATTGGCGTTGAACTAGATGTAGTTGACATTACTATCAGTGGTAGTAATGCGGCTTATAGCTATACAAGTCACAGTGATATAGATCTACACATTATAGTGCAAGTGCCTGATACTGAAGAATACAAGCAGTTGCTCGATGCCAAGAAGAATGACTACAATGCTCGACATGACATTACAGTTAGGGATATACCTGTAGAACTATATGCACAAGATGTGGGACAAGATCATCACAGCGTAGGAATCTATAGTGTATTAAATGACGAGTGGGTATCACAAGCAGAACGAACCGATATAGACGTAGACAGTGAAGACGTACAGCGTAAATACACTAACTACAGAGATAGAGTAAAGTTAGTCTTAAAACAAGATGATCATGACATTGCTAAACACATGTGGGATGACATCAAACGTATGCGTAAGTCAGGATTAGAAAGTGCCGCAAGTGAGTTTAGCACAGAGAATCTAGTATACAAAATGCTACGTAACAAAAAATGGATTGAAAGACTACAGGATCATATGAATAACATCGTAGATAAAGATTTAAGTATTGAGGGCAGACAATGAGATTACAAGACATAGTAAACGAAGATGATAAACAACTAAATGAGTTTCTGCCAGCAGTTGCCGCCGGAGCGGCAAGAGTAGGCTCTGCGGTAGGCGGCGCACTGGCAAAAGGTGCTCAAGCTGTAGGCGGCGCAATAGGTAAAGCAGGAACAGGCGCTTTACAAACTGCCGCGGGTATGGCAGCGGCTATGCCAGCAACATCTAATGACCCAAAAATACAAAGTGCTATGATGGCACAACAACAAAAGCAACGCCTAGAACAGCGTAAAGCTATTCAAGATCAGATTACCGCTGTAACTAAACAGTTAACTGATCTACGCAGACAACTAACACAACTATAATGAAACTAAACGAACTTGTTAGAAGCCTTGATACTTGGACTAGCCGCGAAGAACGTGCTATCCTAGAAACTCTCAAGGGGTTAGTGTCTATGAAAACATTTGAAGAACACGAGCGTTTCATAATCGAGAGCCTAATCAGGAAAAGTCTTGTAATTAAAGTACAGGGCAACAATAATGAAACCTATATCTACCCAAACACATAAAATAATGGACTCAGAAAAGTTAGAAGCACAGATATATGACATGGCTGTGAGAAGTGGCATGTTTGTTCCCATCAATGCCCGATCTACCAAATATAAAAACTACATGATCGTCAGAGGTCCTGATGACATGTGGAATGTATTCCAAATGCCCCGTAAAATACTAATAGCAACAACCTACTTAAAAGTATCAGCATTTGCCATAGCAAAACTGCACGATAAGAAGTGGTCTACCCGAATTGATGACATTGAAAAAGAAGATAAACGTTTTCAAAAAAACTATATGGATTCAGTATTTTACAAAAACACCATGAAAGTAAGCAAAGATTATGTTACTAAAGACACAGCACTTTGGCGCTGGGAACTAGTCACAGAGCAAGTCAAGGATGCCAAGAGCCGAATAGACGGCATCTTCTATGCATCGCTGAGATAAATAAACTTAACAATACCATTTAGGAAGAACTAATATGCGAATTACAGAATTTCACCAAAAACCTACAGCAAAGGCTTTGAATGAAAGCGCGGCTCAGATGTTTGGCCAGAAGCTAAACTTAGACAGCTTTACGCTAGAGCAAATGCTCGACGCCCGCAACAAGCTACGAACAAAAGTTAGTCAGTTTGAAAGTGCATCTAACTATGATGCAGTTATCAACAACGAAAACTTTACTAAGAATAAAATGTTCTTAGATGTACTAAACACAGCCATTGAAGAGCGTGAAGCAAGTGCTCCACAGCTAACACAAATGGAATCATTAGTACTAGCCAAAGTAGAAGAAGGCCTAATCGCATTTGAAGATATTCCTCAAGAGCTACAAGAGAAGGCAGAGATCCGTGCCAAAATGGCAGGCTTAAAAGAAGATGTAATCACAGAAGGCGAAGAAGAAAAAGCCGAATTAATCATGGCCGCTCGCGACATGGTTGACCGCATTACAGGCTGGATGGAAGACACAGCAAATATGCAGGCCGAAGCAATGTTAGAACTAGTAGACTCTATAAGAGACGAAATGGGATCTGATTTAGCCATGGAATTTGAGTCAGTGGTGAAACCTTCACTGGCCACAATCTACACAGCACTAGAATCATCACGCCAGGCACTTACACAAAGCGTAGGCTTACTAACAGGTGAAAACGGTGGCGACATGATGGGTGCAGAACCAGGCATGGAAGTCGGCGGCGAAGAAGACATGTCTAATCCAGACGATGCTATGCCAGGCGAAGGAATGGGCGACGAACCAACTGATGAGTTTGCCGCAGATGCAACAGCCGCAGGTGGTGAAGAAGCCGCTGGTCGTATGACACGTGAAAGCCGAGAGTATGGTCGCAAACTAGCAACCTTACTAGCACCAAAAAAAAAGTAACAGAAGAAGTTAATCAACTTAATCTAGTATTAAAGCAACTCATCGGCAGGGCAGATCAAAAAGGTCGCCCTGCCGTTCTTACCTGGGATGAGGTAAATCGTTACATGCAAAATGTTGGCGATGAAGAGTTTACATATGACTCATTCAAACAGGCCTATGATAGCGATCCACTTACACAAGGCCTTACTCAACGCTTTGACCAAAACGGTGTAGAACTAAAAACCAAAGTAACCAAAACTGACACAGCACCAAGTGATGCTAAGTTAGATGGTTCGGGTGTAAGTCAAATGGCAAAACACGCTTTGAGGAAAGCCAGGGGTTGACACCCTTAGTTCTAGATGTTATTATAGCATATGACATTATTACAAGAACGATATACCTATACCAAACTGACTAGAGATGAATCATCGGGCAAGCGTTTATATGCAACGCCCGATGGACACAAGGTTCCGTCAGTAACCACAATCCTAGACAAAACAAAACCAGCAGAAAGCCGTATTGCACTAGCAAACTGGCGTAAAGCTGTAGGTGAAGCTAAGGCGCAACAGATTACCACTGAAGCGGCTAATCGTGGTACTAGGATGCACACCTACTTGGAAAACTATATTAAAGGTGAAACTTTAAAAGACACAGTAACTAATCCCTATGCACAACAAAGCCTAGTAATGGCCAAGAAGGTTATTGCAGAAGGCATGATTCATGTTGACGAAGTATGGGGCAGTGAAGTACCTTTATATTTTCCGGAACTGTATGCAGGCACTACAGACTGCGTGGGCATACACAAAGGTGAGCAAAGTATTCTAGACTTTAAACAAACTAACAAGCCTAAAAAGCGTGAGTTTATTGACGACTACTTTATTCAGTTAACTGCATATGCCATGGCTCATAACGAAGTACACGGAACTAACATACGTAAAGGTGTTATTTTAATGTGCGTTAAGCCAGAAGAAATTACACCCGGAGTTTGGTCGGATCCGCAATATCAGGAGTTTATTCTAGAATCTGCAGATTTTGATTATTGGACAGAACGCTGGTGTACACGGGTATCAGAGTACTATCGCCTAGCATAAATGGCATAAATACTCTATAATGGAGTGTTTACAATGGCCGTAGTCCAAATAAGTCGCGTACAAGTCCGAAGAGGGCGTAAAAATTCAGGAACAAGTGTTCCGCAGTTAGCCAGCGGAGAGATGGGCTGGGCTATCGATAGTCAAGAACTGTTCATCGGTAACGGATCAATACAAGAAGGATCGCCCTATGTAGGCAATACTAAGATTCTTACTGAGCATGATAACATTCTTGACCTAGCATTACAGTATGAGTACAAACGTACACTAGGAACTATTCAAACAGGTCCCACTGCTGGTACTCCTGTTCAACGTACATTCCAACAGCGTCTAGATGACACAGTTAGCACTAGAAGTTTTGGAGCAATTGGTGGCGGCTCTTATAATGTATCAACAGATATATACACATTTACCAATGACGATACTGCGGCTTTGCAACGTGCAATTGATGAGCTGTACATTAAAGGTGTTCCAGCAGGTGAGCATGTTTCTGAATCAAATAGAATTATAATAAACATCGAGCCCGGGATTTACAAAATTAGTGCAAGTATAAAAGTTCCTCCATTTGCTGTATTAAGAGGCGCGGGCAAGGATAAAACAGTTATTGTGCAAACTGCCAATGCCCCTGTATTTCAAACAGTTGGTAGTCCAACTGTTGGTGTTGTGGGATATGTTACTCTAGTTAACATGACCAATTCAAACCAACCAAAATTTATAGAAGTTAGCGGCATGACATTGAGAAGTACGCAGTCACTGGCTCCTGTTATGATTTTAGATTCTACAACAGATTCAAATTTTAACAATGTTAAATTTCAAAGCTCATTTGATCTAATAGACAGTACTAAAGTTGAAGCAGATTCATGTGTTCAGTTACGTGCAACTAGCGGAGTAATCACTAGTAAAGATAATATGTTTATCAATTGTGATTTTGTTAATGCCAGCTATGCCGTTAACAGTACCTTTGACATTATATCAAATACTTTTGACAATTGTTTATTTTATAATTTAGGTCAAGGCGTACTGTTTGGTCAATCTATCGATCAATACGCACCTGGCCAACAAGAAGGTCCACGAAGCAATTCGTTTTTAAATTCACGCTTTGATTTAATTAACGAACATGGGATTAATATTGTTGCCGGAAGAAATAACCTATCACAAGGTAACAAATACTTTAAAGTAGGCAACGATGGCGGCAATAGTTCAACAGCCGCATATAGCGTAATACATTTTGGACAAGGAAGTAACGTTAGTGATAACGATTATTTCCAACGTAGTGAAGAATTAACTAACAAAACAGGATTCCGTGATTATAGATACATTAGCGAAATTAGTGGTGTAGCTCATAGTAATCACAAATACAATTTACAGGTGTTAGTCCAAGCCAGTGCAATTAACAGTACGTTTGCTCGTTTACCAGGCAACGTTAGTTCAAGAATTAATTTGCACTATATCTATCGTAGTCAGAGTACTATGGTAGTACGTCAAGGTACACTATACATCACTGTTGACAAATTTAATAATGCTGTAAAACTAACTGACGAGTATGATATCACAGGTAATCCTGCAAGATTTGAAAGTCTATCATTTACTGCAACACTACAAGACCAGCCAGTATTGCCTGCAACAGTTGGAGACGGCAATGCAGAAACTGTTTATATAAAATATTCAAACAGTACAGGTATTGAATCTGGTTATATTAATTATTGGTACGAAATATTAAGTTAACCAATGTTTGATAAAAAGTTTGAAGATCGTCTCAGAGCATGGCACGACTTTAGAGTAGCATTATCTAACGACCCTAATCCAATACAGTCTGCAATAGACTTTTGGAACCAAGCTCCCGAAACTAGTCGCAACATAGATCCGTATGATCTCGCCACCTGGCCTGGCCCTTGGCAGATGATTGAAGAGAATGCCTATTGTGAATACACTCGAACATTAGCCATTGTATACACGTTACAATTAACTGATCGGTTTATAGATTGGCAACCTGTATTCAAAGTAGGCATTGACAAAAGTCAATCAAGACTGTATTATATGTGTATTATCAACGATAGTGTGCTAGGTGTTGATTTAGAAAAAAGTGTGCATATAACCCAAGTTCCAAAAAGTATACATATACAAAAGATCATAGAGCTTCCGACAACACACTAAATATTCAACACTTTGCAAGAGAGACTAATGACAACAATAACAGTAACAAAACGAAGTGGCCTAAAAGAGCCACTAACAATAGAAAAATGGCAGACACAGATTGCAAAGGTTTGTAGCGGTATAGCTGACGTAAGTCAGAGTATGATCGAAATCAAAGCCCAGCCACATTTTTATGACGGTATCACAACACAAGAGATTGACGAAATAACTCTACGTGCTATTGTGGACCTAATCGATGTAGAATCAAATCCCGATATTGGACACACCAACTATCAATATGTAGCAGGCAAACAACGACTGTCGATGCTACGTAAAGATGTCTATGGCAGTTATGAGCCTCCTCACCTTTATGAAATAGTTAAAAAGAATGTGGCTACCGGATTGTATACTCAAGAACTACTAACATGGTATACACAAGAAGATTGGAATAAAATGGATGACATGCTGGATCATGAGAAAGATGAAGAGTATGGATACGCCAGCATTGAACAACTAATCGAAAAGTACCTAGTGCGTAATCGCGCCACAAAGGAAATTTATGAAACACCTCAAGTACGTTACATTGTCGCAGCCGCTACAGTCTTCCACAAAGAAGAACCTAACACAGCTCGTATGCGATTTATCAAAGAATATTATCAGGCAGCTTCAGACGGTCTATTTACTCTCGCTACTCCTGTACTTGCTGGCCTGGGGACTCCTACCAAGCAGTTCTCAAGTTGCGTCCTCATCAGATCAGACGACGACCTAGACAGCATCTTTGCTTCAGGTGAGATGATGGCCAAGTATGCTAGCAAACGTGCAGGTATTGGTTTGGAGATTGGTCGCTTACGTCCATTAGGTAGTCCCATCAGAGGTGGGGAGATCATGCACACAGGTATGATACCTTTTTTAAAGAAATGGTTTGGAGACCTACGTAGTTGCAGTCAAGGAGGCATTCGTAATGCTAGTGCTACTGTATTCTATCCTATTTGGCATCATCAGTTTGATGACCTTATTGTGCTTAAGAACAACCAAGGAACAGAAGAAACCCGAGTCCGTCATATGGATTATGGGGTTGTGCTTAGTGCCTTCTTCTGGAGAAGATTTAAGAACAAAGAAAACATAACTTTCTTTGATCCAAACGAAGTTCCTGACTTGTATGAAGCATTTTATAAAAACACTGAACGTTTTGAAGAGCTGTATGTCAAGTACGAAAAGCGTAAAGATTTGCGTACAAAGACAATGTCAGCCGAAGAAGTATTCAAGTCAGGCATACTGAAAGAACGTACTGATACAGGACGTATCTATCTAGTGTTCATTGACAATGTGATGAACCAGGGTCCGTTCGACCCAGAGTACCATACTATCTATCAAAGTAACTTATGTTGTGAAATCCTACTGCCCACAAAATCTTTCAAACGTCTAGATGACGCTGAAGGTCGCATAGCGTTATGTACATTAGGATCTATCAACTGGGGAGCATTCCGGAATCCGGAAGACATGCGCCGTGCTTGCCGCATTTTACAACGTAGTCTATGCAACATACTTGACTATCAAGACTTCTTAAGTATACAGAGTAAACTAAGCAATGATGAGATTCAGCCATTGGGTATCGGCGTTACTAACTTGGCCTATTGGCATGCTAAACGTGGCATGAAGTACGGGGAGAAAGATGCCTTACAAGATGTTAAGGCATGGATGGAACATCAGGCCTATTATCTAACAGAAGCAACAGTTGAACTAGCCAAAGAACGTGGCGCTTGCTTACATAGTGAGAAGACACGCTACGGACAAGGCATCTTTCCTTGGGAGACACGTGCCAAAGGATCAAACGAACTTGCTGACTTTACACCTGAACTAGATTGGGAAACATTACGAGTTAATATGAAATTGCATGGAGTTAGAAATGCTACACTTATGGCTATTGCCCCTGTTGAAAGTTCTAGTGTTGTTATTAATAGCACTAATGGCATTGAAATGCCTATGTCGCTTATTTCAGTTAAGGAAAGCAAAGCAGGTTCCTTTGTCCAAGTTGTCCCTGAGTATCATAAACTCAAGAGCAAATATCAAATGATGTGGGATCAAAAGGACTGTGACGGTTATTTAAAAACTGCCGCAGTACTGGCCGCATACGTTGATCAAAGTATTAGTACTAACACATTTTACAATCCTGCACACTTTGCAGATCGTAAGGTGCCAACCACATTGATTGCAAAAAATCTAATGCAAGCTCACTATTGGGGATTGAAAACATTCTACTACAGCCTAATCAATAAAGCAGGTAGTAAGGCCAAAGAGGAACTTGTACAGAGTGTTGCACAAACTTATGTTGAAGTTGACTTTGAAGAAGAAGACTGCGAAGCCTGTAAACTATAATGTTAGAAACAATCTGTGACATAATGGTAGACGCTTATAAGCGTAACTGGATCACTAGTCGTGATGGTAATGTCAGCATACGACATCATGACCGTGATCACTTTTACATCACGCCCAGCGGTGTACGTAAACAAACACTACAGCCTGATCAGTTCAAGAAGATTGGTATTGAAACAGGCTACTACGATCAGCCACCGACTAGGTATCATGCTAGTGTAGAACTAGACTACACTGAGATTAGTAAGAACCTAAAGCCTAGTGGAGAACTTCCGTTACACTTTGGATTGCAAAAAGAAATGGGTCAGCATACAGGTGAGGTCCGTGTTGTAGTCCATGTACACCCGACCTACTGTATTGCGGCCATGCATGCCGGTATTGAACTTAGTACTATCAGTGAGTCTTTTCCAGAACTCAATCGATATACTAAGGTAGCACCTAATGTAGGAGATGTGGCTCCGATTAGTCAAGAACTTGCTGATCGTTGTCATGAGAATTTACAGCTAGATAAAGACGGAAATATTGCTTACGATATTGTAGGCATCAAAGGACACGGGGTGGTTGCTATTGACACAAGTCCATGGCGAGCATACGAACACATAGAAAGACTAGAACACATTTGCAAGATAGTACTTGCATCAGGAAAATATTAAATGAGCAAACAACAATATAACTTAAACACAAAGACAGACTATCTTAATCGTAAGATGTTTCTGGACCCAGCTGGCCCAGTTACTATTCAACGTTTTGAAGAAGTTAAGTACAAGAAGATTGCAGACTTTGAAGCAACTGCACGTGGCTTCTTTTGGCAACCAGAAGAGATTAGTCTTACTAAAGATAGTAACGACTTCAAAGATGCTAGTGATGCTGTTAAACACATCTTCACCAGTAACTTGCTACGTCAAACAGCATTAGATAGTTTACAAGGACGCGGCCCAAGCCAAATCTTTATGCCTGTGGTATCATTGCCTGAACTAGAAGCATTGATATATAACTGGACATTCTTTGAAACTAACATTCACTCAAAGAGCTACAGCCATATTATTCGTAACATCTATAACGTACCAAAGGATGTGTTCAACACTATCCACGACACTAAAGAAATTGTAGACATGGCATCGAGTGTTGGAGAACACTACGAAAGGTTACATCGAATTAACTGTATGAAAGAAATGGACGGATCAGTTAATGAGAAAGAACACATCAAAGCAATCTACATGGCGCTACATGCCAGCTATGCTTTAGAAGCGTTCCGCTTCATGGTATCGTTTGCTACAAGTTTAGCAATGGTAGAAAACAAAATCTTTATGGGCAATGGTAACATTATACAGTTGATCTTACAAGACGAACTACTGCATAAAGGTTGGACAGCTTATTTGATCAATCAAGTGGTTAAAGAAGACCCACGCTTTGCCGCTGCCAAAATAGAATGTGAACAAGAAGTATATGCACTATATATGGATGTTATTCGTGAAGAAAAAGATTGGGCTACATACTTGTTTAAGATGGGTCCAGTAATCGGGTTGAATGCAAACATCCTTCGTGACTTTGTAGACTACACCGCAGTTAGCGCACTAAAAGAGATTGGCATCAAGTATCAGGCCAGTGCTCCTAAGTCAACTCCTATTCCTTGGTTTAACAAGCACGTTGACACAAGCAAGAAACAAACTGCCTTACAAGAATCAGAATCAACAAACTATGTCATTGGTGTAATGAGCGAAACATTAGACTATGACGCATTGCCATCATTATAAGAGAAAGTATGATTACAGTATATTCAAAAAACAACTGTCCATTTTGTGACAGAGCAAAAGCACTATTAGAAAGCAAAGGTGTTCCATTTAAAGTGATTAAGATGGAAGACGCACCCGAAGCACGTGAGTTCCTTGTAGATCAAGGCCTACGTAGCGTTCCCCAGATTTTTAAAGACGGAGTTCTATTGCCGGGCGGCTTTCAAGGACTTGCAGACAAAGACGAAGCATTTTTTACTACATTAAAAGGTTAATATGATTATTGATAAAGGCGTTGTAATCGGTGAAGTTATTACATTCAAACTTACTAGCGGAGAAGAACTAGTAGCCAAGCTAGTCGATGATGGTCCTATGCATTATAGACTAAGTCGTCCTATGGTTATTGCTATGGGTCCAAATGGCCCGGGACTAATGCCTTACTTGTTTACAGTAAATCCCGACAAAGAAGTCAAACTATCCAAAGGTACTGTGACCGTTGCTGAAGTTACCGATGCTACATTTGCCAAGCAGTTCTTAGAACAAACTTCAGGCATAAAACTGGTATAAATATTGATATAGATTAGGAGAAGAATACATGTCCATAACTACAATAACAACAGTGTTACCGCCAGGAGGTACTGGTAGTGTTACTATAACTGATACTACTGCCGCGGCTATTATAGCACAGACTGCGGCTAATGAATTGTTATGGGGGAATGCGGGACTAATAATTCCAGGGTCTCCAATTGCAGTTATGAGTGCAACTCAAGGCACACTTTCAAATATTTTAGAGCAGTTACAATCAATGGACGATAGATTCAAAGCAATTGAAACACAGATAAGCGATGTGAATGGTCAAATGGAAAAATCCAGATCTGGACTAGCTACAATATCAACTCATATAGGCCAGCAAGCAACTATACAAAAATTAGCTTACTTAGATCAAACTAAACATAATGAATTCCAACAACAGACTACTAATGCAAGTCTAGCAGATGCAGGCAAACCACCAACAATAGTAACTCCAGCGGCTTTTATTGCAAAAGTTGAATCAACATTAAAAGAAGTAACAATGATAGATGCACAAACTACTATTGTAACATCAATTACAGAGTATGCTGGAAAAGCCATAACTACTGCCTATGATGTATCATTAGCCTGGGCGGTGCAAACCGAAATTGGCGGATGGATTGCTAAACAATATCTAAAAGCGAAAACGGCTATAAACAGTTTGTTCGTTGTTGAAAAAGCCCAAGAAGTTGTTCGCAAAACTAATCAAACCGCTTTGAATGTTAAAGGTGGCAATCCTACTACCTTAGGTTAACATATGCCAAGTGTAGCTAGACAAGACGTTGATGTCGCCAGTAATCAAAAATTAGTTGAAGGAGCACAGACAGTACTGGTCAATAACCATCCAATGGCATTGATTGGTTCGGCTAATGCCAAGGGCGCCACCGTTGTACGAGGATCAACAACAGTCGAAGCAGAATATCGACAAACTGCTCGTGTAGGTGATGCTATGTCAGACGGTGGTAACATAACTACCGGTAGTCTAAATGTATTTGCCTACAGCGGCGACTACTCGCACGAAGCTGTAAAGCGCACACTAACAATCCCAGAAGTCCGCGGACTTGCTACTAGCACAACTACAGCTAAAACTGACAGCGCCGCTGCCGCAGTTGGGCTTTCGAACAAGGGTGATGTACCAATTGAGTCATCAGTCGGCTTACCACCTGCGTCCAACACAACCCCATTAACTGATTGTGCAGAAGATAATTTAAGTCCCACAGATAAATTTTTAAAACTAAGCCGAACACTTGATCAATTGGCCTATGAAGCAGGCGCCGGTAAGTGGAAAGAAACTGGTAGCAATAATAAAATTATCAATTGTTATAAAAGTGTAGGATTCAATATCAACAGTGACAGCACTCCCTGGTGTGCAGGATTTGCAGGATGGGTATTAAAGATGTGTTGCTTACCTTCATTAAAAACTCTAAGTAGTTTGGCATACAAGGGATACGGAACTGCCGTACCATTAGGAGATCCGTCTAAGTGGAGATTAAATGACGTTGTTGTTTTTTCAAGAACCGGTGGTGGCCACATTGGATTTTTTAGAGGCTATAATCCCACAACAGGTGCAGTAAAGATATTAGGCGGTAATCAATCGGATAACTTAACCGAAACAAATTTTGGTGCACCTTGGCCAAAACAAATTGTCTATGTGGGTAGAAGTTGGCAACTACCGACAGAATATAATGTAGCAGTTACAACATCGGGCACCGGCGGTGCAAATATTAAGGTTGTATAGTTGACATCTAGAAATATAGACTGTATAATACAGTTATGAAAATATATTTAGACATGGATGATGTAGTAGCAGATTGGTTACCACATGCACAAGAAATACTTAAAATGCGTTGGGATGATCGTGCAGGCGAACGCATACCGCAAGCGGATTGGGATAAGCTCAAAGAAGACTTGCGTTTCTATGCAAACTTGCCATTAAAACCGGGTGCCCACGAACTAGTTGACTATTGTAAATCAGCAGTATCAAAAGGACTAGCAGATCGTGTTACCTTCCTAACAGCATTACCACATGATTACAGCGGACAGTATGCAAGTTGGGACAAGTGCTGGTGGGCTAACAAACACTTTCCAGGCATACCTGTATTCTTTGGACCGTTTAGTCATGACAAATATCGTCATTGCAAACCGGGCGATATCCTAATTGATGACAGACATAGCAACTGTAGCGAATGGATTGCCGCAGGCGGAAAATCGCATATCTACACCACATGGGAGGCGTGTAAGCCGTGGTTACAAAACACACTTGGCGACTCTGGGCAAAAGCCCTAGGTGAAAAATCAGGCACAACAGATGCCGAAGCAGACCGTATAGCAGTTATTAGGACTGCTATCGTTCTCTGCTACGTTATTACCAACTTGTTTATTATTGCAGGTGTGGTTCGACACTGGTAAATACAATACGGAGACTTATTATGATTACAATTACAGAAAACGCAAACGCAGAAATTGAAAAACTTCTAGTGGAAAATGAGGAGCCATTTCTACGAATAGCTATTCAAGGTGGTGGTTGTAGCGGATTTAGCTATGCATTTGACTTTGATCAAACTAAAAATGAAGATGATTTTGAGTTTGGAAAAGTCATCGTTGACTCTATGAGCGCACAGTATCTCCAAGGTGCTACATTAGACTTTACTGAAGATCTAATGGGTACGAATTTTAGCATTGATAATCCAAATGCACAGACCAAGTGCGGATGTGGAAGTAGCTTCTCAGTATGACCATGCACTTTATTAAGTATCTTAAAGAGGATGCTGACGGCAGAGAACTAGTTCAAAGCAAATTAAAGTTTGATAAGAACGAGTTAGATCCTGTTATGAGTGAAGCAACTCTTAACTATCACTTTGACGGTTTGGCCGCAAAGTATTTTGAAAGATACAATAAAGGTGAAGGTGACTCAAAGTTTAACTACGGCGGCGCAGTACTGCATAACTTGTTCTTTGCAGGACTTACTCCTGCAAGAGCCGCAAACAAGCCCGCAGGCGATAGTGCAGAACTTATCGATGCGGCCTATGGTAGCTTTGACAAGTTTAAAGAAGCAGTAGAAAAAGAATTTATGGCCGCGCAAGGATCAAATTGGATTTACATGGATCCAGGTGGCAAGTTACATACAATACATAATCACGAATACACAAAGGGCATGACTATTGCTCTATTGATAGATGCATGGGAACATGCGTGGGCATTAGACTATCAACAAAATAAAGCCAAGTATTTAGAAAATATTTGGCGAATTATCGATTGGTCAGTCGTAAATGACCGATTACAAGGAAGATAAAATGGCATACAGCGATAAAGTAATAGACCACTATGAGAATCCGCGTAATGTGGGATCATTTGGTAAAGATGAAGACGGCATTGGTACAGGTATGGTCGGAGCTCCTGCTTGCGGAGACGTAATGAAATTACAGATAAAGGTGGACAATGATACAGGTATTATTACAGATGCAAAATTTAAAACGTATGGCTGCGGATCGGCTATCGCGAGCTCGAGCCTCGTTACAGAGTGGGTCAAGGGTATGCACATCGACAAAGCCAGTGAGCTTAAAAATTCCGAAATTGCCGAAGAACTAGCCCTACCGCCAGTTAAGATCCATTGTTCAATTCTTGCCGAAGACGCAATAAAAGCCGCAGTAGCAGACTATAAGGCCAAACAGCATGATATCGTTAACTGATCACGCGGCAGTAAAAGTTCAACGCCAGTTAGAGCGTAGGGGCAAAGGGCTCGGATTGAGAGTCGGCGTAAGAACCACCGGATGTAGTGGATTGGCTTATGTACTCGAGTATGTTGATAACGTAAATCCAGAAGATGAATGTTTTGAATCAAAGGGCTGTAAGTTATTCGTTGATCCAAAGAGTCTTGCCTATGTATCAGGACTAGAAGTAGATTGGGTTCGCAATGGACTCAATGAGGGTTTTGAATTTGCCAACCCAAATGAACGCGATCGTTGCGGGTGTGGTGAGTCGTTTCGCGTCTAAACCAAAAAAGTTGACAAGTTAGTAAAAAGCCTATATAATAGTGCTTATGTGTTTAACTTTTGGAGAAATATTTTGAGTATGCATTTGGAAGGTCCGTGGCTAAGTACCACAGGCAAAAAGAAAGGCAAAAAGAAGTTTGCTTCAGCCGAGGCAAAACGAAAGGCAGAACAATTGGATGAATCGTGGAAAGACCTGCTCAAAAGGCAAGGTATAGAGTTAGAGGAAAAGAAACGTAAACGAGCAATGGCATCAACAGAGCTATTGAGCACCAAATACTCGTTAACTATTCCTCAAGGGCGTAATACTACTGCCCATATTAAAAGTGTAGATACTGGTCTGGGTAATGCTACCCTTAAACCAGCCAAGGTTTATACTGGTACCAAAGTAAAGGGTATTGCAACCATGCATAAAAGCAATGCAGTGCCTGTTTTCTCAGACGAGGAAGCCATTGATATCAGCAAAATGCGTAGATAACTCAGTGGGATTCTGAGCTAACTACTTAACCCGCCCAAGAAAAGTTATGAATTTTTTGGGAACAGGAAGTTTTATAGTTTTTTAACTTCCTATGTGCTATTGCTTTTGGCGCATTAACTAAAAGGAGAAACTTATGGAAAAATCCATACGTATGTTTGTACTAGGTTTGAGTTTGTTGTTGACTGCTATTTTTGTGCAGACTATTACACAGACCAAATTGGCTAAGTTAGATCAAACGGCATTATTTGTCACTAACGATGTAGTCACTATTAAAGATCGAGAGCGTCAGCTAGACTGTCTTGCTCGTAATATATACCATGAAGCGGGTCACGAGCCCTTTGAAGGTAAGGTAGCTGTAGCACAGGTAACTATGAACCGTGCCAGTGATTCAAGATTTCCAAGTGATGTTTGTGGAGTTGTCTTCCAAAAGAACATCTTTATGGAAAAAGTAGTTTGTCAGTTCAGTTGGTACTGCGATAGCGCAGTCAAACTAAGACCAGTGAACGGACCAGCTTATAAAGAGAGCTATGAAGTAGCCAAAAAAGTTCTGCTAGAAGGATTTAGACTTGACATCCTAAAAAATGCCATGTACTATCATGCAGATTATGTAAATCCAAGATGGGGCAAACCAAAGATTGGACAAATTGGTCGTCACATATTTTATAGGGATCTTTGATTATGGAAAAGTTTTTAGTACAGTTTGATAAGTTTGTAACAGGAATGAAAACATTCTTTGCAGAGCAGTTTAGCCATATCAGTGCAGAAGCAATCGGTTGGGTAGCCGTGCTAGTTTTGCATTGTGCAACAGTCCCAACTTGGATTGCTGTGATGAAAGGGCTAACTGACAAAATGCCGGGAGTGGATATCATTCTTATGGTTTGGACAGCTCTAGTATTACTGTTCATCAAAGCCATTTTGAACAAAGATATGCTCAATATCATTACTATTGGTTTGGGCTTTGCGCTACAGGCCACTTTAATGGCGCTGATCTTTATCAAATAAATTTGAATAGCCAAAAGCACTTGACACCTCCTTCGGGAGGTGTTATACTATGTACATAGTGAAAACTATATTTTTTAACACACACATGAGGCTTATATGACAGGCATTTTAACTAAGGCACTTTTGGTAGCAGGCATCGTTTCGTTGACTGCATGTTCTTCGTTGTCCCCTATTGAGGAACGCAAAACGTTTGCTCAACCTGATTGGTACAAAAACTGTGCCCAGGCAGGTACTGAAGGTTGGTTCTGGTGGGAAAAAGAATATGCGTATGCTTGTGGCGCAGGCGAATCCGCTTACTTGCAGGCCGCTGAAGAACAGATGTATGCTGTGGCTATGAATAACTTTGCCAAACGCATTAACGGTAAAGTCAACTCAGAAACTGAGATTGCTATCATCAACGACAAGAAGACAACCAAAACTGTGATCAGTTACAAAGTTGCAGATACTGCTATTCGCAAGCACTTGCAACGTGATATGGGTCAGTTTACAATGAGTGGGAAACACTACACCTTTGTACGTTTGAAGATCCAAAAGAATGACTTTGATCAGTTGATTGCTGAAGCCAAAGGTAACTAAGATGATCAAGGCTATTACATTAATAGCAGTGGTCTTTTTAGTAGGGTGCTCAAGTGTGCCACAGTCTACTAGGATAGGCAGTAACCAATATTGCTACACTAGTCAGACTGTGCAGACTGTAAACAAAGAATCTGTTAATAGCACTACTACAGTTAAATGCTCAGATGATCCGGTAGAACAGTATGTTCCGGCAAAAATGGGCATCGCCAAAGATTGTACTGAAAGCTATATCACAATGAATTTAGGTGGACGAACTGTCCGGGAGAAATTGTATGTTTGTAAGAAACACAATGGCACGTTTACTGTTGTTGACTCTAATACTTTCCGTTAGTACAGCCCATGCTGTTACTACTATACCTTTGAGTGCAACTGCTGGCGTTAGAACTGACTATAACGAACCTGCAAATTTTATTGCTATACTTGGCAATATATATAAACAGGCCAGTGGCTCATTATCTAGTGAAGATCGAAAACAACATATCAAAACTGTTATTTTTGCGGCAAGCCATTTAGAAACTGGCGCAGTAGCAGAGTGGACTAACCCGTCTAATGCTACCGCAGGGCGTGTAAAAGTAGTAATGACTAAACCTGTACAAGGCGGATATTGTCGCATGTTGTTTACACAAGTAGAAAAAGACAATACCATAAGGGACTACACTGAATGGGCCTGCAAAACAATAGATAGTAAGTTTTGGACATTCAGTGAGCGATAAATACTACTTATGACATTTTCAATTTTACTAGCTCTCTCAGGATTAACATTAAGTGCGGTAGCAATCTATTATTCAGTGATAGGACTAACGTCAATATTTGCGGCCGCATTTTGGCCTATTGTCGTTATGGGTACTACTTTAGAAGTATCTAAACTAGTGGCCGCAAGTTGGTTAAAAGCATATTGGACCCGCATACCAAAGCTAATGAAAGCCTACATGAGCATAGCCGTTGTTGTATTAATGGTTATTACCTCTATGGGTATCTTTGGATTCCTATCAAAGGCACACTTAGATCAAAATATTGTCAGTGGCGATGTTCAAGGTAAGATTGCCATATATGATGAAAAAATTAAAACAGAAAAAGAGAACATAGATGCTAATCGCAAAGCACTCAAACAGATGGATGAGGCTGTGGATCAAGTTATGGGTCGCAGTCAAGACGAAAAGGGCGCGGAAAAAGCCGTTACCATTCGAAGAGCCCAGCAGAAAGAACGTAGTCGCATCGCTCAAGACATTGCAGAAAGCCAAAAAAGAATCTCAACACTTAACGAAGAACGGGCGCCCATCGCGGCCGAAGTCCGTAAAGTTGAGGCAGAGGTTGGGCCTATAAAATATATTGCCGCACTAATCTACGGCGATAATCCAGATGCCAATCTTTTAGAAAAAGCAGTGACATGGGTTATCATGGTCATTGTAGCAGTATTCGACCCACTTGCTGTGCTAATGTTGTTAGCGAGCCAAATGACTTGGGGCTGGAGGAAAGAAAATGCGGAGGGTGACAGCCCAGTAGGTCCGGTTGTTGATATAGTCTCCCCGTCAACCACTGTCACAGAATCTAGTAACGATCCTGCATACGAGCAAGATGACGGTCCATTGACTGATGCACAAATTGAGCAGATAAAAGAAATCGCCAAGGATGAGTTGCCCAATGGAGAAGTTATTACCAAGAGCGAACTACTTCCAGAAATAAAAGCAGAATGGCCTTTTCCAGGTTACCACGTAACCAACACAGATAATCCAATTGATTTTCCAAAAGCGGATCCAATACTAGTTGAAACTGTAGACAGCACAATGCCAGTCGCTGATATCGACGCATGGAACAAGATGATTGAAGCCGCAGAAGCTGAAGTTGCTAAGGAAAAAGAGTCTACATTACAAGAGCGTCTAGCCACAGGCGAAACATATATAGACGGCAACGGCGAAGAAGTAAATCTTCTTGAAGGATATGAGTTTCCAGAGAATCCAGTGGCTGGAGATGAATTTAAAAAACTGTCGACAACTGAAGAATCTAGAGAGTACATCTTTAACGGCGACCAATGGGTTAATACAGAGACTTCAGATACTGACGCACTACTTCAGATACTTGCTCAGGTAGAAGAATCTAAAAAAAAGACCTACATAGTCAAGGAAGACAATCAACAAGTCAAGAAGATAGTGGAATAGACTATGTTCAAAATAGCGAGCAAAGTGAACGAACACTTTGGCAACGAATCCAAGATAAAAAATTAAATGCAGAATAGCATAAAAATAATCACACCACCTGATTTGATATTTGATCAAACAGAATCAATGTTGTTAGTATGTCCTAGCACAGAGCTAAAGAAATCTCTAGAAGATTACCTAGCTACACACGATGATGCAGTCAATATCTATTTGTTCAGTAATGAAACGGATATTAAATGGTTACTGATTACTGCAAGGATGACTGACGTTATTATCATAGACATTGATAACTGCGGGTCTAATGTTAGCCACTTTCTAGGCTACCTTTTGACTCTACCTAATACATATTATAAGTGTGAGCACATGCAGGTGCAATGGGACTTGTTAAATCAAAATAGATTTTTTGATTTTCCAAATATAAAAAAGGACTCAAATGAGAGAGAATCAGTACAATAAGTTTATAGGTAATACGGTTTTTGTAAAAGACGGAGAGCCTATTGAACGGGCATTGCGTAAGTTTAAAAAGAAAGTACAAGACAGTGGATTACTAAACGATCTACGTGCTCGTGAATTTTATGAAAAACCAACTACTGAGCGCAAACGTAAAAAATCTGCCGCAAAGAATCGTTGGCAAAAAGAGTTGGCTAAACAAGCACTTCCTAAGAAAATGTATTAATATGAATCATCAAGAAAAAGAAGTAATGGACATTCTCCAAGAAGAATGTGCAGAAGTTATTCAAGCTGTTAGTAAGATTAGCCGTTTTGGACTTGATAATTTTAAACCCGGAAAACCTAAAACTAACAGACAACACCTAGAAGAAGAACTAGGCGACATGCTAGCAATGATTGACATCCTACAACGTATGGATATTGTTAGCTGGACAAATATTGAAGCCGCACAAGTAGCTAAGATTGAGAAGCTAAAGTTATGGTCAAATATTGAAAATCTCGAGACACACTGAGATAAATAAATTTGTAGGATGCCGTAGAGGGTTCTACAAACGGGCATGGCGCCCAAACTAAATCTTGCTTAATTTAAGGAGAATATTATGAGCAAAGTCATCGGTATCGATTTAGGTACAACAAATTCATGCGTATCCATTATTGAAAATGGAGTCACAAAGGTAATCGAAAACAGCGAAGGCGCACGTACTACACCTAGTATTGTTGCATACGCTAACAACGAAATCCTAGTAGGCGCAAGCGCAAAGCGTCAAGCAGTAACAAATCCCAAAAATACAATCTATGCGGCAAAGCGTTTAATTGGACGTAAGTTTGATGAACAGGCTGTGCAAAAAGACATCGACTTGATGCCTTATTCTATTGTCAAAGCCGACAACGGTGATGCATGGGTTGAAGTAAATGGCGACAAACTAGCACCTCCACAGATTTCTGCAGAAGTGCTACGTAAAATGAAAAAGACAGCGGAGGATTATCTTGGTACAACAGTTACTCAAGCAGTTATCACAGTACCGGCTTACTTTAACGACAGCCAAAGACAGGCTACTAAAGACGCTGGAAAAATCGCAGGCTTGGAAGTACTTCGTATTATTAACGAGCCTACTGCGGCAGCTCTTGCTTATGGTGTTGATAAAGCTGATAAAAGAGACAGGAAAATTGCTGTTTACGATCTTGGTGGTGGTACATTCGACGTATCAATCATTGAAATTGCAAATGTGGAAGGCGATAAACAAATCGAAGTACTGAGCACTAACGGAGATACATTTCTAGGTGGTGAAGACTTTGATCAACGCATCATGGACTTTTTAGTAGATGAGTTCAAGAAAGAAAGTGGAGTTGATCTTAAGAATGACATCCTTTCTCTACAACGTCTAAAAGAAGCCGCTGAAAAAGCCAAGATTGAACTGTCAAGCAGTGCCAGTACTAGTGTTAACTTGCCATACATCACAGCAGATGCAAGTGGCCCAAAACACATGAACATTACTATCAGCCGCAGTAAACTAGAAAGTCTAGTTGAAGAACTGATTCAGCGTTCAGTTGGCCCATGCCAAACTGCTATTAAAGATGCAGGTGTTAGCATTGCAGACATCGACGAAGTTATTCTTGTTGGTGGTATGACACGTATGCCTAAAGTACAGGAAACAGTAGAGAAACTATTCGGTAAGGCTCCACGTAAAGATGTCAACCCAGACGAAGCAGTTGCGGCGGGTGCGGCCATTCAAGGTGCTGTGCTAGCAGGTGACCGTAATGACGTGCTGTTGCTTGACGTAACACCTCTATCATTAGGCATTGAAACAATGGGCGGAGTGTTCGCCAAGTTGATTCAAAAGAACACAACTATCCCAACCAAGCACAGTCAAGTGTTTTCAACAGCAGAAGATAACCAACCTGCGGTAACTATTAAAGTTAGCCAAGGTGAACGTGAACTTGCACAGTACAACAAACTACTAGGCGAGTTTAACTTAGAAGGTATTGCACCTGCTCGCCGTGGCGCTCCACAGATTGAAGTCACACTTGATATCGACGCAAACGGTATTCTTAACGTAAGTGCCAAGGATAAAAACACTGGCAAAGAAAATAAGATCACTATCAAAGCCAACAGTGGACTAAGCGATGCAGAGATCCAACAGATGGTACAAGATGCCGAAGCCAATGCCGAAGAAGATAAGAAGACTGTGGAACTAGTGACTGCACGTAATGGAGCAGAAGCACAAGTTCACGAAGTCCGTAAGGATCTAGAAGAACATAAAGACAAGTTAACAGCTGAACAAGTAACTGCTATCGAAGCGGCCGCTACAGAAGTTGACGAAGCAGTCAAGGGCACAGACAAAGAAGCTATCACGCAGAAAGTCAGTGACTTGTTTGCCGCGGCACAGCCATTAATGGAAGCCAAAGCACAACCTCAGCCACAAACAGGTGAACCAGAAACTGTTAATGCTGAGTTTAAAGAAACTGTTTAATAAACAGTAACGTGGGGTGCTCGGGTGAGGCCCCACAGTCATTCTTGCTTAATTAAGGAGAAAATATAATGACACAACTAAGAACTATCGACACGGCGGCTCTTGCCCATCTAAGTAGAGCACTAATTGGTTTTGATCGTATTTTTAGCGATGCCGAAAATCGAAATCAAACTAACAACTATCCTCCATTTAATCTTGTTAAACATAGTGAAAGTAACTTTGAGATAGAACTTGCAGTTGCAGGTTTTAACAAAGCGGAAATCACTGTAGAGATTGATCAGGATCAGTTGATCATCCGTGGACAGAAAGTAGCAGACGACTCTAAAGAATACCTACATCGTGGACTGGCCGCTCGTGACTTTGAAAAGTCATGGACACTAGCAGATCACATGGAAGTGGACGAAGTGGAGTTGACAAACGGTATATTAAGTGTTAAAATAACACGTATGATACCTGAAGCACTTAAACCACGTTTGATTGCCATTAAGGGTTAATCGTTAACCGGGGAGAAGTAACATTCTCCCTACTAAATATTCAATAAGAGGAACGAAAAATGGCAACTACAGATCTTGAAGTAAAAATTGACGAGAAAGTCAAAACTATTATAACCGAACCCAAGCGTTACAAAGTTATTTTCCTAAACGATGATAAAACTCCTATTGAGTTTGTTATAGAACTGTTGACATCAGTGTTTAGACACACTGAAGAAACTGCTAAAGATATTACACTTAAAGTTCACAATGAGGGCTCAGCAGTAGTTGGAGTTTATACTTTTGAGATTGCAGAACAAAAAGGTGTTGAAGCTACACATCTAGCTAGACAAGCAGGTTTTCCATTACAGATAAAGATTGATCCAGAATGAGTCTAAAAGATCTAACACACGAAGCACATCGTAATGCTGAGACACAACCGTTTGTTAAGGTCTTGTTCTCGGGTAAAATAAATCATAAACTATATGCTACATATCTAAAAAATCAACATCCAATGTATGAGATTTTAGAGTTATGTGCTATGCCACATGGCTTGCTAAATGACTATCCTGAAGTTCGTAGAGCTCCTGCAATCTTAGAAGATTTTCAAGAGTTGTGGGGAGACGAGCAGGGCGATGCACAACTCTGCCCTGTAGTAAATGAATACATTACCTACATACTTGGCATTAAAGACGATCCTAAAAAACTGTTAGCACATTTGTATGTGCGTCACTTTGGTGATTTAAGTGGCGGACAGATGATCAAGAAACGTGTACCTGGCGCAGGTAGAATGTATACATTCGGTGACGACCCAGAAAAAATTAAAAATATCCTACGTGCGAAGTTAGATGATAGTCTTGCCGAAGAAGCTATTATCTGTTTTGGCTTTGCCGCAAAATGTTTTGAACAAATGATGGAGTTTGTGGAGTTTGTTGATGAGCAGTAATGTATGGGATACATTAATTAAAATTCAAGAATACCTTGAATCACGATTTTATGCAACAGGCAGTATTATACACGAACCTGGAATGGATCGATTTAATCAGCCGGGTTGGGTTAACAAAGTGTGGGCTAGCAGTCGTTATCGTCGTGCTCATATTGATGTAGTAGATGCTCGAGAAACTAAGGGACTATGGATGATGCACTGTTGCATTTTTCCACATTTACATAACCCTGCTCCTATTTTTGGCTTTGACGTTATAGCTGGTAAAAACAAGATCACCGGCTGTTTTATTGATTATAGTCCAGGTGGCGACAAAGAACATCCTATGATTGAATACTTTGGAGAAGAAGTAGGTCGCTACGAATGGAACAAAAAGCGTAAACTACCTGATTGGGCAGAACGTATTTTTAGTGAGCATATGGTTGCGGCGGGTAATGTCAGTGACGAAGATGAATTAAAGCAACTTACAAGTCTAGCGCATATACTGATTAACCACTATCTAGAATGTGTAGACGAAACTAGTAATACTGCTAATAATACTAAAGAATCGCAGAACTACTACTGCGAAAATCAGAAACAAAACCCGCATACTCCTAAAGTTATGGTTAGTTTAGGGCTAAGTGAGGATGATGTACAGGTGTTTATACACGATTGTTTGTTCCCTGAAATCCGCTAAATACTCTATAACGGATTTATTATGAGAGCAAAAGAGTTTATTGTTGAAGGCCAAGGATTACGAGCAGCCAAACCTAATGAGGTTTATGCTAGTGCTGACGGTATAGAATACAAGTTCACTAGCTGGAATTGGGATTTTCCTCCTGCACCTGAGCTACAATATGCAGATATGGCAGAAGTAGAGGCCGCAGTATTAGAAGTAACTGACGGCGCCAAAGATAAAATACATTGGGTCAATAAACCTGCCGCTCGTTCTAAGAGCTTTGCCTATGCTGTATTTGCAAGTGATGAGGGTGAAGAACTTTGGATCGGCAAGTTCTACGATCGTAAAAATCCCAACAATACTATCCAAGATAAAGATGTAAAAGCAGTACTTGGTCTTAGTGCCGCAGGTAAGAGTTCAACTGTTAAAGCTGAATCTGCACTACAGCCCGGACAGTTAGGTCTAGCAGATAATCGTGCTAGGGGTGTTGGCTCTATTGTAAAAGTTGTCAGTGAACATGCACAAGGAGAAATGCTAACAGCATCCTTAAACGCCGCGGCAAATAATCAACCTATTGTATTTGTAGGTGGCGCCGCACAGGTATCAGCATTGCAAGACGACTTCTGTGAAGTCATTGCTCCTGTTGCTATGATCAGCGGACACAGTCAAGTAACTGGACATCTTGCACAAGCGGTTGCAGACGTATTCAAAGGCCCACTAAGAGCCGCAACAATATCATTCCCAGTAGATCAAAACAATCCCTTAGTTGATAGTTACATTATTAGTAACGGTATTAGCCTTGGGGTTAGCCATAAAGGTAAACAAGGTGCTAAGGCCACTATTACTAACATATGGAAAGCTAAAGAAGAGGCCTCAGAAACGCAAAACGGCGCCGCATATATTAAGAAATATCCTGCCGCAGTTGAAATCCTTGACATTTGTAAACGAGAGTCTGGTTTGATACAACCTATTACACTAGGACTACAGTACGGTATTATTAGTCAAGAAGAAGCAAGTGCATTAAACGAAATGTTAACAAATGCTCGAGCTCCTGATTATCAACTAGCCGGTAACCCTCAAAATCCTAATGCTGTGAACAAACAAGCTACACCAGAAGATGCAAAGAAAGTACCTCCTGCATTAAAACGTATTTTTAGTCTAGGTGGATATAAGTCTGGAAGTTATGTTAGTTTCTTATGTCTAGCTCGTGTTGCTAAACTAGTAGCTGACCATATTAATAGTGATCCAAAAATTGACTTTGGTGAAGCTATTCGTAGTTTCCTAAACAGTAGTGCTATGGTACAGGCAAAAAGTATTGTAAGTGCAAAAGGTGAAGATGCCACAGTTAAACAAATAAACATTATCTATCCACCGAACTTTACTGAAAAGGCTACTATTGAGTCTAATGGTTATAGTGGTACACAAGTTAAAGGAAAATTTAGTTTTAGTTTACCACAAACATAAACTGCATACTTTCTTATTACAATAAAGGACACTGAGGTGTCCTTTTTTTATGTGCTAATGTTATATTTCTTGTTATAGATTAAATAGTATTAGCAGATAACCGGGAGCGAACCGAATGAAAAAAATCCTAGCTACATTGGGGATAATGCTGGCCATAACAGCCACTGCCGCACCATTAGGTGATTTTACATTTAAAAGTCCAAGTTTTAACGGCATTGGATATAGTAGTCACGTCTTGACTATTGAGAATCAAGAAGCAACAAGACAAAAGGCACGAGATGATCGAGTTCAAGCGGCATTGGACAAAGCCGCAAGCGATGCTAAAAACACAAACCTATCTAAGTTTTTAAACAACTTAGAGTCGCGTATCTATGCACAGATTAGTCAGAATGTGGCAACAGCCATGTTTGCCAATAATAGTTGCAATGTAGCAACAGACTCTAAATGCTCAGGATCAGTATCATTCCAAGGCAGTAATATTGCATGGCGTAGAGTGAATGATGTTGAGAACTGTGTTGGATCATCTAATGGAACGTGTATTGTATTACGAGTTTCAGATACAACAGTAACAGATCCAGCAAATGCGTTGTGTAGAGATCCGGGAATGACTTGCATATATGTTCCATTAGAATCATTCAACATGCCAGGAAACTAAAAGATGAAACGTGCATTATTATCACTATCTATAGTTGCCCTATTAAGTGGATGTGCTATGATACAAAGCACAGGGTTGTCTGAAGCTGATCCGACTGTTACAACTTCCATGCGAGGTGTTAAAAAAGAGTTCGACACCATACCTGCACCTGCTGTTGGCAAACCCATCAGCGTGGCTGTTTACAGTTTTGCAGATAAAACAGGACAGCGCCGTCCACAGGCCAACGTAGCTAGTTTGAGTTCGGCGGTTACACAAGGCGCTGAAACATTCCTAATACAAGCACTTCAAGGCGTTGGGAAAGGACAATGGTTTGAAGTTGTTGAGCGTGTGGGTATCGACAATCTGACCAAAGAACGCTTAATCATTAGACAAATGCGCGAAGCCTATGAAGGTAACAATGCTAGACCTTTAATGCCAATGCAATTTGCCGGTATGATTATCGAAGGTGGTATTGTTGGCTATGACTCAACGGTCAACAGCGGCGGTGCCGGTATGCGTATATTTGGCATTGGCAAGCAAACACAATGGAGTCAGGATACAGTAACCATCAGCGTAAGAGCAGTTAGTGTCAACACAGGCAAAGTACTGGCAGTAGTTACAGTACAAAAAACTATTTTATCAACAGCAGACTCAACAACAGCATTAAAGTTCTTTGACCAGGGCACACAGGCATTTGAAGCAGAAGCAGGACTTACAATCAATGAGCCAGGCACATATGCAGTTAAGGCCGCAATAGAGATGGCAGTAGTAGAGCTAATCAAAGAAGGACAACGTAAGGCTATTTGGGATTTTAAATCAAATGTTCCAGTGGTTATTGCTCCGCCTGCGCCAGTTGCTCTACCAGCACCGCCAACACCAGTTATATCGTCAGAGATAAGAAAAACTGAGGAGAAGAAAGATGAGTTGGTTCCGACACAAGCCCCCAAAGAATCCGCCCCTGCCAAAGAGCCACCCGCAGCCACACCACCACAGTCCGATGGCGGAAAAGTACCTGCAGGAGTCCAAGGAAAAAGTGAAACCCCTAAAGAAGAAGTAGTTGCTAAGATTACAGCAACTCCGGAAGTTAAGAAAGTAGATGCAGACTTAAAAGTAACAGACATGCAGACAGGAGTAAAACCAACAGTAACATTGTTTGGTGATAGAATACTAAAAGAAAACTCATATTTCTATGCTAAAGAATCAGAAACAAGCACAAAGGTGTGGTGGGTTGCAAAAGGATCTATCATAGGTATTAAACAACCTGGAACAGAAGGTTGGTGGCGAGTAGTTGTAAAAGATGGTACTAACCGTGGTGGTTGGATACAGAGTAATAAGTTAGAAGATAAGAAGTAATGGTGTTGCTTTTTTTACAGTGTAAATTTTTTAACACCAAGCAGTAACGATATTTTAACAGCGGCATATAATTTCGAAAGGAGCCGGCTTAAATATTTTAAAGGGACATAGAATCCCAAAGGAGCATACTATGTTAAACTATCATAGTATGGTAAAACGATGAAAAAGAGAATGACAGGCGTTAGTGGGTTGTCGAGAAAAGTACTCACTATAATGCTATTTGGCATCTCAGCCACAAGCTGGGCTGTCGACAATAGCATTTATATCGACCAGACGGGCGATAATAGCACTATCACGATGACTCAAGACGGAGCAGGTAATAAGGTCAAAGGAATATTAACTAATGGTACAGCAGGCGCTAATACTGATCCTGCAAAACTAGTAGGAAATAATCAAACCATTACTATTAACCAAGCAGGGCCAAACAACATACTTACATTAGGAGCCAACAGCACAATCGGCACTACTGGTAAAGGCATTGATATTAACTATAGTGTTGATGTTGGCGGAAATATTGGTTTCATTAACAGTAATAATAACGGCCTTGGCGTTAGTGCAAGTAACTTGATTGACATTATCCAATTAGGTGGTAATGCTGTTACTACAGTAAGTATGTTGGGCAACACTAACAGTTTAACAGTTAGATCCAGCGGTGGTGGTGGCAATACTATTGACGCTATTATTGATGCAGACAATGTCACAGCCGTTGTAAATCAAACATTAGGTGGTGGTAACGATACTACTCTTAACCTAACTGGTAACAAGGGAAATGTGAACGTTACTAGCACTGGTGCAACAAACATTACTAGCGTAACACAAAGCGGCGGCGGTCTTAATGGTAATACTGTTGGGATTGTTCTAGACGGACAAGGAAATCAAACTACAGTAAGTCAAAGTGGTGTTAGTGATAATACTGTTGATTATAAAGTACTTGGTTCAAGTAACATTGCTAGTATTACACAAAGCGGTGGTTTGAGTCTTGGTCAATATGCAAAAGCAGATATTGCTGGATCTAATAACGACATTGGTATTATTCAACAAGGTAGTGTAGATAACGCGGCTAATATTAAGATAACAGGAAGTTTTAATACTTTCAGAATCTTGCAGAAGAACTAAGGGGTATGAATGAAATTGTGGATAGCAATACTATGCTTACTGTTGCTAGGCACCTCGTCGAGTTACGCCGCGATAGGCAAAGTAACAGAACAACTCAACACCCCTCCCAGCATTCAGAGGGACAAGCAAACACTAACGGGCGCCAAGGGCACGGGAGTGGAAATGAACGATGCAATCAGAACCCAACAGGGCAAGGTAGGCATAACATTTGAGGATGATACTCGTGTGCAGGTCAACGAGAACTCAAAGTTAGTTATAGACGATTTTGTTTACGATCCTAAATCAAAAGCTGGTAAGTTGGGCGCGAAGATTGCACTCGGTACTGTTCGATATGCCTCAGGACAGATTGCTAAGAATAGTCCACAGAACGTTGCTCTTAATACGCCTACTGCTACAATCAGCGTTCGTGGTACTGACTTTACTGCTAGTGTGGACGAACTGGGTCAAAGCACTATAATCTTACTGCCAAGTTGTCCCGACGATCGTAACAAGAGCAGAACCAAAGACGATATAGAAAAGAACTGTAAGGTTGGAGAAATCATAGTTGAGAGCGATGCTGGTATTGTTATATTGAATCAGGCATTTCAAGCCACACAGGTCAACAGTCGTAGTCAACCTCCTAGTCGTCCTGTAATATTAAACTTGTCCGAAGATGCCATTGGTAATATGCTATTACTAAGTCCTCCAAAAGAACTAAAAGAATCAGGCAAGGGTGATCGATCTGCTAGCAAGAGTTACCTTGATGTTGACTTCTTAAAAGAGAAAGGTCTTGAAAATGCACTCGAAATGCAGATAGCCAGTATGTATGTTGATCGCTTGGCGCAAAACTTTCTAGACAATCAGTTCCTGGCCAGTATATTTGATATGATCGGTAACAGTCTAAGTGAAAATCTATTAGCAGAAGTTGACAGCGTACTACCTGACTATAAAAAGTCAAGCGGCATTGTTGCTGTCAAAGATGATACATCTCTTAGCTTATGTAGAGATACTGGTAGCGACATCCAATGTATAACAACCCCATTAACACAAAACTCTTTAATCTATCAAACACAAGGATCGTTAGAGTTCAAGAATCGTGTTAACCAAGGCGGCAACACAATCATTACTATTGTACAAAAATAATGAAACGTCTATTACAGTTCTTATTCTTATTAACTGTATGTGTAAGTGCATACAGTCAGGCATCGGGGCTGGCTGACTTAAAGTTTGGGCGAGCACAGATAGCAGACAGTCAGTGGAACGTTGATGCTTGTACACAAACAGCGACTTGTGAAATCTATAGCAAAAATCCAGGAACCGTATATAGGATTCCTTGGACTAGTGGTCAGCTTAGTTGGGCAACTGGAGACTATGTAGCTTTCGTAGCTACAGGCGATGGTGCTAATCCGTGGAATGCTATTCAATATTCCGCCAACGGAACACAGAAATCAGTAATGGGAACTGGACATATTATTAACATGGGCAATGACTACTTTTTCTTTGTGGGCAATGACAACAACACAGGACAGTTGTTTAGTATGACTCAGGGATTTGCCAACACTAGCGGTGTTACATGGACTGGTACATTGAATCCAACAGTAGCACAAACTAATGCATACGCAACTAATGGTAGCACAACGCCACTAGCCGCAGGACAAACTGCCGCACCTGCAGGGCCACCACCGCCTGCACCTACAGCAATCTACATGAATAATGCGACAGTGAAGATCACAAGAGCGATTCCGACAACTAATAATAGTCCAGGCAGCGAAGGACCTAACAGTGCATTTGATAATAATCCAAACACTAAGTATCTAAACTTTGACAAAGCAAACGCAGGTGTTACTGTACAGTTGAATACAGGTAAAGTAGTAACTGGATTTACAGTCACTACTGCTAATGACTTTAGTGGACGCGATCCTACAAGTTATAAATTATACGGAAGTAACGATGGTGTAACATGGGTTCTAATAAAAGAGGACTCGATAACGTTGAGCGATTCTCGATTTACAACATCTTCAACTATCAGTGTCGCTAACACAACAGCATACGCATATTACTTTATGTTGTTCCCAACTACTAAAGCAGGACAAGGATGTGGACTA